TCAACTCTTCTTGGGGTCTCCCGCCGAGCCCTGCCCCGCCACGCGCTTCCCGCGCTCCCACCTGGCCTCCAGGCGCTGAAGACGGTGCCTGCGCATCTCCGGCGTCACGTGCTCGTAGGTCCCTTCAATGTCCTTCGGCACCCACCCCATCGTCAAGAACCTCAGTGCCCGGTCCACGCCGTCGTCCTTCATCCACGTGTCGTGTGTGTGCCGCGCACCCCGCATCGTGAACCCAGGCAGGATCGGCTCCCACGCCTCCCGGCCCGCGAACCCCCGCTTGCGGGCCACCGCCTCCCGCCCGTCCGCCGCGGGCCGCAGCTGCGCCCGGGTGAAGTTCCCGCGCCGCCAGAACTGCCCGCCCGGAGTGGAGAACGGATGCTCATGCGGCCAGGCCTCGAGGTGCTCGCCGAGCAGCCGCACCAGGAACTCCGGCACGTCGACCTCCCGAGCCGAGTACTTGTTCTTCGGTGGGCCCAGGTAAAGCTTCACGACGTTCTTCGGCGGCTTGCGGCGGTTCGCCTTCCACCCCTTGGCCCGGCACTCCTCAAGCCGGGCGTCCTCCGCCCGGTGCCAGTCGGCCAGCCCGTCCTCGTCGAGCTCGAAGGTGTCCTCGTGCAGCGAGCCGAGCTTGGCGTCCACGCGGACGACGTGCCGCACGAACGGCTTTCCGTCGATCCTGTCCTCGCGCTTGAGGAGGCAGTTGTCCCGGTGTAGGCCGGCCAGCTCACCCCACCGCAGGCCCAGGTAGCAGTCGACGAGCGGCATCAGCGCATGCACGCCGTCCAGACGCCGGTAGATTCGGTAGATCTCGTCGGGCTGGGCCCACACCTCCTCCTCTTCCTCGTGATGGTCGGTGCCGACGAGGATGCGCCTGCCGTACAACTTGTTCGCCGGGATGTAGCCGGCATCCTCGGCGCCGGACAGAATGGTCGAGAGCAGGCTGCGGGCCTGCGCCACGGTGTCCGGGTCGTGCTTGCCGTGCGGCTTCGCCATCCGCGTGGCCCAGGCCTTCACGGCGAAGACGTTGTTGACCTCGGTCAGCGGCGTGTGCTCCCACTCGGGCAGCAGCAGCTTGTCGAGCAGATATGCCCGGCTGGACTGGGTCCGAGGGCGCTTCTTGTTCGCCGTCTTCCAGATCTCCACCCACTTGCCGAACGCCGTCTGCAGCTTCTCCGGGTCGATCCACGTGCCCGACCGGATGGAGACTTCCTGTTGGTCGCCCCAGTCCTCGGCCAGCTTCTTCGTCGGGAATCCGGGCTCGCTCCCCCAGGTGCCGTCGGGCTTCTTGTACCTGGCCCGCCAGGTGTACTGCTTCGTCTGCTTGCCGTTGCGGACCTTGTAGACCTTCTCGGCGTAGGCCACGGTGCCCCCTTGCGCTCGGCTACTCGGCGCCGTCTGCGCCGTCTTCGTGGTAGCCCTCGGGTACACGCTGCCAGTACGGAGATCGCTCCGTGTCGAGACGGCTGAGATAGTCCGCGGCGCGCTGGCTGATCAGCTCGGTGTGGCACTTGTAGGTGATGGAGCCGACGCCGTCCTCGACGCCAATGGCGAAACGATTCGGCATGTCCGGTGTGCGCGTCCACCTGACCGGGATCACGGGGCCGATAGGCGAGCCAGGCGGGCGCGGAGCCCAGCGCTGCGCCTGGTCGGTGAGGAGGCGGGACAGGTAGGCCGGCCCGTCCTCGTGGATGTCGCTTTCGTGCAGCCGGAACAGGCAACCACTACCGTCTTCAAGATCGATGATCTCGGGCTCTACGTACTTACCCTTGACACGCTCAACGTGCATAACCCACACGTGCAACCCCGATCCGAGCAGTGCCCCCCCTCGGTGACGGTATGTCGATCGAAGCACACTTTTGAGTCACAGTCGACCAGTTGAGGCCGAAAACCCTCACGTCTCCTGCGAGGTGTCTGATTCGCCGGGGATTGCCTGAAGGTGCCGACGCGTCCGGCGCCACTTGTGCCACAACTCGTCGAGCTCGTCCTCGCTGATGTCCTCGGCCCCCTTGAGGACGACGATGATGCGGGTGTCGTCGTCGCTCTCGCTGCCGAGATGGACCACGGTGTGGTCGAGGGTCTTGCCGGCGCGCAGCTCCCGGTCGATGGCCGTCGGTAGGCCTGAGCTTGATTCCGGGGCTGGAGCTGAAACGGGTTGAGTGGCCGGTTCTGGCCCCTCCCCGTTGAGGATGCGGTCGGGGGACGTTTCAGTCCAGCCGACGAGTCGGGCGTAGGCCCTCATGGTCGACGTGATCTTCGTGAAGGGGCTGCTGTTCGGCAGCGCGCCCCGTTCGATCGCCTGGACGGTTGTGCGGCTGACGTGAAGCTGCTCGGCCACGTCGGCCTGGGTCAGGTCGGCGGCCTTGCGAGCCTCGGCGTAGGCCTTGCCGAGTGCTTCCCAGTCTCGCTCACGCGTCATGACCCTCATCATGCACTACTTCCGTTCAACCCCCTAGTTAAGTCTCAGCCTTTTGACCTGCGGTTGAGCTTTTAAACAGAGCTTTTGGGTTGCATGAGGCGCACCGGGCTTACCGGGCAGTACGGGGCGTGCGCCCCGTAATTGGCGCTTAAAAGGCGAGCATTGGCGGGCGACTAAGGCTTGCCTAGCGCTCAACTGGCGGCTAAGTTTTCAAGCGTGAGACCGCACGCCTACGCCATAAGGGCGGCTCGCAAGGCATGCAACTTGAGCCTTGATCGAGTCCATGAGTTGACCGGAATCGACAAGGGCCAGCTGTCCAGGGTCGAGAACGGCAAGGCCGGCCTGAGCGACACGAACATCAACAAGCTCGCGGAGGTGTACGGCGTGACCCCCGACGACATCACCCACGACGACCACCCCTAGGAGAGACAGTGACCGCCCCCAGGGCCACCAAGACGCGGACGCCGAAGATCCGCGAGAACCTCCCCGCCCCGCAGACCGCCGAGGGCCTCTTCTTCCACTACACGCCCGAAGAGGCCGCGCAGTGGACTCCGTTCTCGGCTCGGACGCTCCGCGACCGGATCGCTGCGCGCGAGATCGAGTACGTCTTCAACGGCCGCGACAACTACCTCACCGGCGCTCAGATCCTCTCGCTGAACGAGCGCTACACGGTCAAGCCGTTCTCCAAGACGCACACCCGCGTCGCCGCCTGAGCCGGCCCGCGCTGCCGCCTGACGGCAGCAAAGAGGCCGCCCCTTACCGCCAAGCCAGGGACGACCTCGCGATCCCCCATCCAGAACGCACGAAGCGAAAGGGACCGCCTGTGTCCATTCTGCCCCACGAGTCGACCAAGGTCGCCAAGCTCGACCTGTCGGCCGGCTCCATCCACACCACGCTGGTCGACGGCCAGCCGCACGTCATCCTCCGTCCGGCCATTGAGGCGCTCGGCCTCGACTGGAAGAACCAGCACGAGAAGCTGAAGACCCGCTCGTGGGCCTCCGTGGTGCAGAGCACCATGCAGCTTCCCGGCGACACGCAGGCCCGCGTCCACTCGCTCGCCCCAGTCCGCACCTTTCTGATGCTGCTGGCCACGGTCAACGAGAACCGCGTCAAGGCCGAGACCCGTCCGACGCTCATCGCCTTCCAGAACGAGACCGCGGACGCAATCGAGGCGTACTGGACCAAGGGCGGCGCCATCAACGAGCGCGCCACCGACGAGCAGCTCGACACGCTGCAGCAGCAGATCGAGGAGCGCCGCATCCGCCGCGCGCTCGGACTGGTCCAGTTGATCGCCGCGATGGACGACACCGTCGACCCGAAGTGGAAGCGGTCTCGGCAGCTGCACCACTACGCGGAAGCCGCCGGCGAGATCGCGGAAATCGCACCCGAGGACCGCGCCCTGCTGGTCGAGATGTACCTGAAGGACCGCGGCCTGTCGAAGGACGAGCGCCGTTCCGTCCGCTCCTCGTTCGGCCGGCGGGTGTCGCTGGCCTACGAGATGCAGCACGGCGAGAAGCCGAAGGACTCCATCGGGCTGGTCGACGGCCGGGAGCGCACGGTGAAGTCGTACACCGAGGCGGACCGCCCCATGTTCGACAAGGTCTGGGGCGAGTTCTACGCCGACCGCTACCCCGCCCAGCAGCGGCTCGGGGAGGCGTCATGACCGAGCCGATCACCACCGTCGAGGCTGCCGTGGCCGCCCTGCCGATGCCCGCCGGACCGGCCCGGCCAATCGCCCAGCTGGACGTCGACTTGCACGAGCTGCGGCGCCGCATCGCCCGGCAGAAGTTCGCCAACCGCATGGCCCGCCTCGACGACCTCCTCGCCCACCCCGAGTACGCGACCGCCGGAACGCCCGCGCCGGTCGGGGAGCGCGCCGAGTGGGGCCACCTCCTCTACGACGCCGACGAGGACGCCACCACCCCCGCCTTCCCCTACCCGACACCGCTGGAGACGCCGTGACCGCCACCGTCGTCGAGCACCTGCCCGTCCGCCCCCGCAAAGCGTCCGCCTCCCGGCGCCGCCGCCACATCCAGCAGCTGCCCTACCGCCTGAACCAGATCGCGCCCGGCGCCGCCACCATCCTCGTCACCCCGATCTGGACCGACGGCACCGGCGACAGCGTCCGCCACTACCTCGCCCGCGCCCTCGACCGGCGGGGCCGCATCATCAAGTTCGCCGCGGGCGGCTCCCAGCGCATCGCGACCCTCCTCCAGGGCGCCTACCCGGCCGCCGACTGGAACCGGCCCCAGACCTGGCACGCCGAGACGAACACCCTCACCACCCGCAGGCCGCTGTCCAACGGCGAGGTGCGGGCGGCGATCCAGCGGCTCGAGGAGCGCGCGGCCGGCCTGGAAGCGGAGCTCAAGTTCCAGCGGGAACGCCGCTTCGAACTGGTCGTCGCCCGCGACTTCGCCGACAGCCTCGCCGCCGGCTACGTCGACCGCGAGGGACTGGCCGCGTCGTGAGCCTCACCACCGAGCTGGCCACCCACTGACCCGCCGCCGCGCCGGATGACACCGGCCGGCGAGGCGGCGCACCAAGCCCGCCGCTGGCGGCCCCCACGTCGCGGCATCCCAGGGACTCCGGCCCCTCCCCCCTGCCGGGGCGGAGTCCCGCCCATCAGCACACCCTCAGGAGCCTCACATGAGCACCAGCAGCCCCACCATCCCCGCCGAAACCGCCCGCCACGTCCTGTGGCACTGGGGCCAGCCCGGCGGCTGCCAGCCCGGCAGCTTCACCCAGAGCCTCATGACCACCATCGAGCGCGCCGACCGCGTCCACGCCGAGAAGCTCCGCATCATCTACCCCGATTACGTCGCCGCCCTGAAAGACGGCGACCTGGGCATCGTCACCCAACTGCAGGCCATCGCCAACGGCGAGGCGGCGGCATGACCACCGCGACAACGTACCCGTCCGGCGCGACCGTCGTCCTCGGCCCGGATGCACCGCGCGAGGAGTGGCACGCCGTCCGCAAGTCCGGTATCGGCGGCTCCGACATCGCCGCGATCTGCGGCCTCAACCCGTGGACGTCGCCGCTGGAAATCTGGCTGAAGAAGACCGGCCAGACCGTCCCGCCGCGCATCGACGAGGTACTCAGCGAGGCCGCGGAGCACGGGCACGAGCTGGAGCCGTTCGTGGCCAGCCGCTTCACCAAGAAGACCGGCCTGCCGATCTTCGACAACCCCGGCACCCTGCGCCTCCCCGACATCCCGTGGGCGCTCGTCAACCTCGACCGCACCACCGAGGACGGCGGCCTGCCCGGCGTCGTCGAACTCAAGACGCGCTCCAGCTACGCCCTGCAGGAGTGGCTCGAGGAGCCGCCCGTCGACGTCCAGGTCCAGACCCAGTGGCAGCTCCTCGTCACCGGCTGGTCGTTCGGCTACACCGCCGCCCTCATCGGCGGACAGCGCACCATCGTCCACCGCATCGAACGCGACGAGAAGCTCATCGAAGACCTCCTCGCCATCGCCGCCGAGTTCTGGGGCCGGGTCGAAACCGGCCTCCAGCCGCCCCTCGACGGCAGCCACGCCACCGGCCAGCTCCTCGACCGGCTCCACGCCCACCCGACCCGCAAGGACGTCGTCGCCGACGCCGCCGAGGTCGAGAAGTGGCTGACCATCCGCCGCACCGCCCAGGAGCAGATGCAGGCCGCCGACATCGCCATGACGGAGGCCGACAACCACCTCAAAGCGCTGGCCGGCGACGGCACCGACGTCTACATCCGCGGCGAACTCGCCTACACGTGGCGGCCCCGCAAAGGCCAGATCAGCTGGAAGACCGCCGCTCTCGCCCTCGACCCCGACCTCGACCCCGAGCCGTACCGGGGCGACGACACCCGAGTCCTCAACATCGTGATGGGGGAGCGGTGAAGACCGGCCAGCGACTGTGCTCCATCACCGGATGCACCCGCCGGGTGCATGCCCGCAACTGGTGCGGCACCCACTACCAGCGATGGAAGACCACAGGCAGCGTCGAGCTGAAGCCCCGCGTCAAGGCGACCTGCGCGGCGGTCGACTGCGACAAGCCGGTCTACTCAAGCGGCCTGTGCACCGCTCACTACCGCCGGGTCCAGCGCAAGGGTTACCTCGACCTGGAGCCGGTCCTCTCGGTCCGTGAACGACTCCAGGCCGGCCACGTGAAGCGAGGCGGCTGCTGGATCTGGCAGGGACGCACCGGCAAGAACGGCTACGGCCGGATCTCCCTGAACGACACCCTCCACTACGCCCACCGCGTCGCCTACGAGACCTTCGTCGGCCCGATAGCGGCGGACCTGACCATCGATCACCTCTGTCGGGTCCCCATGTGCATCAACCCAGCCCATCTCGAACCCGTGACGCGAGCCGAGAACACCCGTCGCGAGAACGCAGCAAGGAGCAGCAAGTGACCAACACCGCCCGCAACGCCGTGGCCCGCCGCGCCGAGATCGTCGGCCAGGTCGAGCAGGCCGGCGAGCAGCCTAAGCCGACCATGGCGCAGCAGATCGAGCGCATGAAGCCGGAGATCGCCCGCGCCCTCCCGAAGCACATGGACGCGGACCGCATCGCCCGCATCGCCCTGACGCTGATCCGCAAGAACCCCGACCTCGCCGAATGCACCACCGAGTCCTTCCTCGGCGCGCTGATGACGTGCTCGCAGCTGGGCTTCGAGCCGGGCTCGCCGACACAGGAAGCGTTCATCATCCCCCGCAAGGGCCAGGCCGAATTCCAGCTTGGTTACCAAGGCATGGTGACGCTCTTCTACCAGCACCCGATGGCGTCGTCGGTGAAGGTCGAGACGGTCCGCGAGAACGACTACTTCGAACACGAGGAAGGCCTCGAGGAGAAGCTCGTCCACCGCCCCTGCAAGACGGGTCCGCGCGGTCGCCCGGTCGCCTACTACTCCATCGCCCGACTGATCAACGGCGGCCGGACCTTCAAGGTCATGTACCCGTCGGAGATCGAAGAGCGGCGAGAGAAGATGCCGTCCGCCAACAGCCCGGCCTGGCGCAATAACTACGACGAGATGGCCAAGAAGACAGTCCTGCGCAACCACTTCAAGGCCCTGCCGAAGAGCGCCGAGCTGGCCCGCGCCCTCGCCCACGACGGCACCGTGCGCACCGACTGGCAGCCGGACGCCATCGACGTCCCGCCCGAGTACCTCAGCGAGCCGCAGCGCCCCGAACTCGGCCCCGGCACCAACTAGCCCGCACGCAGCGGAGGCCGGCCCGCGGGAATCGGGCCGGCCCCATCACCCGGCAAGGAAACCACGCAATGGATGAGATCCGCATTCCCATCGAGCCGATCAACCTCACGGCCGGGACCGTGACCGAGATCGTCTTCCTTGACCCGAACCGCCCGCACACCGTGCCAGACGAGCGCGGCTGCCCCGACTGCGGAGAACCCGCCTACGACTCCGGATGCGAGTCCCCGGGATGCAACGGCTGGGGCTGCCCCGACTGCGGCACCGGCTGCGACCTCGACTTCCTCGACGACGACGAATCCCGCTGCGCCCAGGCCGCCGCCGAGGCCGCCCAAGACGACGAGGAGGACGACCAGTGACGAAGCGTTTGTCTCTCGCCGAGCGTCTCGCCGCCGACGAGAAGAACCTCCTCCTAGACGACATCGTGAAGCAGTCGGAGTGGTCTCTGCTCCTCGTCGAGCAGGCCGTCCTGCTGTTCGGCCGGCGCGGACCCTTCAGCTGCAACGACCTCCGCGACGTTCTCCCCGAGCTCGGCCACGGCTTCCTAGGGGCCGCCATCAACGGCCTGCGAAACGGCGGGGTGATCGAGCACACCGGCCGCACGGTGCCGTCCACGCAGGAAAACACCCACGCCCACCGCATCGCCGTCTGGCAGCTGACCCCGCGCGGCCTCGCCATAGCCGCCCAGCGCGACCTCGCCCGCATCCAGCAGCGGAGGGCCGCGTGAACGACGTCGTCCTGCTCCTCGCCTGCCTGGCCGTCATGTGCGGCGCCTCCGCCCTCTCCTACCGGCTCATCACCGGATGGGGCTCCCGCCACAACGTGCCCGCCGCACCCGACAACACCCCCGGCCGCGACCCCCACCTGCTGTCGGCCTGCCAGCACATCGCCAACAACGACGCCCGGAAGGAGAAGCCGTGACCACCGCAACCAACGAAGCCCCCCACCACAACAACTCCGTCTGCATCAAGCTCTACGGGTGCCAGCTTCCCGCCTGCCGGGACCGCCACAACGCCCGCCGCCGCGCCATCCGGGCCGGAATCATCCAGCCCGCCCGCGTCCTGGTCGACGCCGAACCCGTCCGCCAGCACATCCTCGACCTTCAGACCATCGGACACAGCATCACCTGCATCGCCCGCCTGGCCGGCGTCGCACACACCACCGTCGGCAACTTCCTGCACGGCCGCCCCTCCAGCCGTCGGGGACGGCAGCGGCAGACCACCCCCGAGACCGCCGCGAAGATCCTCGCCGTCAAGCCCCTCACCACCGTCGGAACGATGCGCCGCATCCAGGCCCTTGTCGCCGTCGGCTGGCCATCCCGCAGGGTGGCCGCGTATGCCGGCGTGTCCAACCGGTGGGTGATCGAGCTGCGGCCCGACGCCGTCATCCTCATCAGCTACGCCGAGAAGATCGTCGCAGCCTACGGCGAGCTGCGCCACGTGAAGCCGGAGAAGCACGGCGTCCACCCCGGCCACGCCGACCGGGCCCGGGCCCGCGCCAAGGCCAACCGCTGGCCCACCCCCGCCTACTGGGACCAGCACCCCGACGACATCGACGACCCCTACTTCGAGCCCCTGTACGGCGTCACGAAGAGGGAGATCGTCGCCCAGGACGCCAACGAGCTGATGCGTTTCAGCGGCCTGGACCGGCAGGCCGCTGCCGACCGCCTCGGCGTCCACAAGTCCTACCTCGACCACGCCTTCCGTGAGCACCCCCAGTACGCCGTGGAGGTGGCCGCGTGAGCCGCTACGCGTGGATGGGCGCCGCCCTGGGCGCCCAATCCGACCCCGACCAGTGGACCAGCGCAAGCGGCAGCCAGACCGTGCCCAAGCGCATCTGCCAGCGCTGCCCCGTCCAGCCCGACTGCGCAGCCCACGCCGCCGCCCTCCAGGCCTACGACGGGATCGCCGTGGCCGGCGTCTGGGGCGCACTCAGCAAGAAGCAGCGCGACGACCGGCGGATGAGGGAGGCGGCGTGAGCACCCTCATCCCGACCCAGCTGCACGACGCCATCGCCGAGCTCGACCGGCAGGGACTCTCCGCCCGGATCATCGCCAACCAGCTCGGCTGCTCCCCGCGCACAGTCCACCGAGCCCGCAGCAAGCGCCGGGCCGCCGGAGACGACTGGACCTGGACGCCCCCGGAGCCCGACGAGGCGGCCATCGAGCGAGCCGCTGCCGGAGACCCTCCCGAAACCCTGACCTGGGTCGAACGGCGCGCAGCCATCGCCCAATGCGACCAGTGGGGCCTGCCTGCCCGAACCATCGCCGCACGCGTCGGATGCACCAGGCAGACCGTCTACTACGCCCGCGCCCGACGAGCCGCCGCGTGACCGCCGCCCACCGGCCGCGCGCCGGACCCTGACCCGCCACACCACCAGCCACGACAAAGGCCCCGCCACACGGCGGGGCCCGGAGGAGAGGAGGAGAGATGGAGTCAGATGGTTCCCGTGTCGAGCAGATAGTGCAGGTCCGGGTCTGCCTGTTCGAGCCCTTCCATGAACGTCTTGTTGTCCGACAAGCGCCGGAGCCGTTCGGTCACCTCCGAGTGCAGCTGCGCCCGGCGCACGTAGTCGGGTGTGACGAGGTAGATCCGACGCCGGCCCCTGACGGTGAGGGCGCTGACAAGGCCTTCTTCTCGCGCCTGCTCGATAAGGCGCGTCAGGAGTGCGCGCGCCTTGGTGAGCGGCACTTCCTGCACGCCGTCGTCGGCGATGCGGGGTTCCAGGTCCGAGGCCATGTCCAGAGTGTAAGCCATTACCAATCCTTCCATTCTTTCCAATCTTTAAAGTAATGTGGCAGATGCAGGCCCGGCATCGCCAGACCCAGCACCACTCCGACGTGTCCGAGCTCAAGCGAAAGAAGCCCCGATGGCCGTCTCCAAACGCCTCCGCTACGAGATCCTCCGCAGGGACAACCACACCTGCCGCTACTGCGGCGCCTCCGCCCCGGACACCCCGCTGCGCGTCGACCACGTGATCCCCATCGCGCTCGGCGGCACCGACGAACCCAGCAACCTCGTCACCAGCTGCGAACCCTGCAACAGCGGAAAGAGCAGCGCCAGCCCCGACGCCCATCACGTTGCCGACGTGGCTGACGACGCCCTCCGCTGGTCAGCCGCCATGCAGCAGGCCGCCGAGGAACTCCGGGCCCAGAACGAACCCAAGCGCGCCTACCGCGACGCCTTCGAGCAGGCCTGGAACGGGTGGACCTACGAGAACGGCGGGAAGCGGCACACCCTCGACCTGCCCGACGGGTGGAAGACCAGCCTCGACAACTTCCGCGAGGCCGGCCTGCCGGTCGAGGTCTGGCCGGACATCATCGAGAAGGCCATGACCAACAAGACGGTCACGGCCAGCAACACCTTCCGCTACTGCTGCGGCATCGGCTGGCGCATGGTGCGCGAACTTCAGGACCGAGCGAAGGCCATCGCCGGGGGCAAGCCGAGTGCCGCAGCAGCCCCGCTCGATTCCGTCGTGCAGGCGGCCCTTGATATCTGGGCCGATGCCGCCGGCGATGAGGCCAGCGGCGAGACGCGCGCAAGCATTCTCGCCACTGCCAAGTCGGCTCGCGAGCGAGACGTCGACGCCCACCTCATCCTGGAGGCCGCCCAGTACGCCGCCTGGTACGGCCTCAGCAAGATCGGGGACGCCATCGGCGAGCTGGAAGTCGACCGCGTTGCCCAGGCATGGACGATGTCCTGGCTCACTACCACGGGCGAATACCCGGACGAACAGCGCAGCGAGCGGGTACGCCAACAGGTCGATCAGCTGCTCGGCGCTGGCGTGTATGTCACTCGTGTTGAACGGGCCGCCGCCTACGCCGGATCCCGACGCTCGGCCCTCCTCCATTTCGGCCTGAGCGACGACGAACGCGAAGTGACTGGGGTTACCGAGTACTTCGCAAAGGTCATCGAGACATGGCGGGAAGCCTTCCATGCCGCGGCCCGGCGCTGGCCTAACGAGGCCGAACACTCCGCCCTCCTCGACAGCATCCGTCGTATCGGCACTGACGGCGACATCTACATCGAGGACGTCTATCCGGCCGCAGCGGCAGCGGGTTCCTACCAGGACCCCGACATCAGCACCTGCCTGACCCGCCACCTCTCCGTGTTCGAGATCGCCGCCCGCCCTCTCGCGCCGGCCTCCTGATCCCCGTCCGCCCCTGCACATCGAGAAGAGGCTTCCGTGAGCTTCAAGGTCACCAACTGGGTGTGGGCCCGGTCCGAGTCCCGCAACGGGGCCCGGCTCGTGATGCTCGCCCTGGCCGACCGGGCGGACGACAGCGGCTGCGCCTGGCCGTCGATTGATGACCTCGCCGCTCGCACGAAGCTGAGCCCCCGAGCGGTCCAGAAGGCCATTCTGGCGCTCGTCGAGATCGGCGAGTTGGACGTCGAGAACGGGGGCGGTCGGCACCGATCGAACCGCTATCGGATCGTCCCGAAACCCCGCACATCTGACGGGGTTACTGGCCAGGAACCCCGCACATCTGACGGGGTATCGAACGCGGAAACCCCGAACTTTGCGCCCGAAACCCCGAACTTTGAGGCGGAAACCCCGAACTTTGCGACACGAAACCCCGTCCAAAGTTCACCCGAACCCTCAGTAGAACCACCAACAGAACCGTCAGAGAACCACCCCCCAGCCCCCACCGACGAGCAGCCGCTCGGCGAGCGGATCTTCACCAAGTGGTGGGAGCAGTACGGGCGAGGCACCGCCCAGGGGAAGCGCACCATCCGCCGCGCCATCGACGAGGCGCTCGGCAACGGCATCGAAGCGGACGAACTCTGGCAGGCCCTCGAACGCCTCGGCGACCTCTCCAAGCCTGTCACCGGCGGCACGCTCCAGTTCGCCCTCGCTGAGATCCGCAAGCCGACCTCAGGCGGCGACGTCATCCCCTTCCGCGACCGCCAGCAGCAGGCAAGCGACGACCTCTTCGACCGCGCCATGGCCCGCGCCAAGGCCCGCATGAACCAGGAGTCCTCATGACCCCCGACGAGACCGTGGTGCTCGCCCGCTACGTGAAAGCCCTCTGCCCCCAGCAGAAGTTCGACGAGTACACGCCCGACGCCTGGCATGACGTCCTCGGCGACTTCGCCCTCGCTGACGCCCGGGCCGCCGCGGCTGCTGTCGCCCGCCGCCAGCCGTTCGTCAGCCCCGCCGAGATCATCGACGAGATCAGAAAGGTCCGCGACGCCCGAGCCTCCGCCTTCCAGGGGCCCGGACTGTCGGCCGAGGTGCCGGACGCCGACCCCGACGACGTGCAGGCCTACCTCGCCGCCCTCCGCGGCCAGCGCACCCGGGCCGCCGACGGCCTGGAGATGAAACGCCGCCCGGTTGCCCAGCTGCTCGCTGGCGTCGGCCGCGCCATCCCGGACGAGGTCGCCGAGGTGAAGCGGCCGGGCCCCCTCGGCATCGAGTGCCCCAACTGCGGTGCGGCGATAGGCCGGCCGTGTCGGACGCCCGGCGGAAAGGAGCGCGCCCCGCACTCCGCCCGCCAGAACGGCGGCAACAGCGACGAGCAGGCGGAAGCCGAGCGCCGAAAGGCCGCCTCCGCCCGGCACCTCGCCCGCCAGCACGACGACATCCCGGACGCCGAGATCGTCGACGAGGAGGCCGCGTCGTGAGCGAACCGGACGAGATCAGCATCGACGACATCAAGGCCGTCCGCGCTGAAGGCCGCGCCGAACTGCGGGCCCTGATGCGCGCCCAGATCGACATCGGCCGCGCCCGCCGCACCCCGCCCCCGAAGCCGGCCGCACCGAAGCCGCCCGGGCACCGGCCCGGCGCCTGGCCCACCGGCAGCTCCCCGCCCGGCCCGCCACCCGACTGGAAGATCCCGGCCCACGTCTGGGCCGCGGCCGCCCGCCACCACAGCAACGAAATCCACCGCCCCGACCAGCCGTGCGACTGCGGCAACTGCCCCGAGGAGACCCGATGACCACCCGACGCCCCGCCGCCCCGATGCCGGACTCGATCCGCCACGCCCTGCGCGCCAAGCAGCACCCGGCCCGCTGCGTGCCCTGCCCGCACTGCGGGGCCGCCGCCCACCGGCCGTGCGTCCTCCGTACCCGCAACCAGGTCCTCATCCAGCCGCACCCGCAGCGGGTGTCCGAGTGGGCGCAGACCACCGCCTGCTGCCCGCAGTGCCAGGTCACTCCCGGCGTCCCGTGTCACGAGGACGGCCGCGCCCGGCAGACGGTCCACGCCCGCCGCTACCAGGAAGCTGAGGCCACCGCCGCATGACCCCCTACGAGCGCCTGATGGCGGAGGCGATCCCGACCGGCACGTTCGGCCGCGCCCGGGCATCGACCCTGCGCAACGCCGAGACGGCGCCCGCGTGGACGCCCGAGGAGCAGGCCGCGCACCGTGCCGAACTTGAAGCTGCCCTCGCCCCGGCCCGCCACCGGCGACCGCAGCTGCGGGTCATCGATGGCGAGGCCGCATGACCGCCGCCACCGGTCCGACGCCCCGCCCCTGCCCCGCCTGCACACCCCACCCGCCCGCCACACACACCCAGGAGACGACATGACCACACCCGCCCCGTATTGGCAGGACGAGGAAGCCGGCCTGCGGCTCTACCACGGCGACGTGCGGGAGATCCTCCCCACGCTCGGCCTGCAGGCCGACCTGGTCGTCGCCGACCCGCCCTACGCCGAGACGAGCCTCGTGTGGGATCGCTGGCCCGACGGCTGGCCCACCCTCGCCGCCACCGTCACCTCGTCGATGTGGTGCTTCGGCAGCATGCGCATGTTCCTCGACAGGGCCAGCGAGTTCACCGCCTGGAAGCTGAGCCAGGACGTCGTGTGGGAGAAGCACAACGGCAGCTCCCGGTCCAACGACCGATTCCGCCGCGTCCACGAGTACGCCACGCACTGGTATCGCGGCGACTGGGCCAGCGTCCACCACGACACGCCCCGCGTCGTCACTGGCGTCGACCGGCGGAGCCGCGTCGGCCACAGCCCGGACAGTCGAGCCGAGCACCTCGGCAAGTTCACCGAGCGCACCGTGTGGACGGACGACGGCAGTCGGCTCATGACGTCCGTTCTCCGCGTCCGGTCCATGCATCACGGGGCGATCCACCCCACGGAGAAGCCGCTCGGCGTCCTCGACCCGCTGATCCGCTACGCCTGCCCGCCCGGCGGTCTCGTCGTCGACCCGTTCGCCGGATCCGGCAGCACCCTCGACGCGGCCCGCCAGTCCGGCCGACGCGCCATCGGCATCGAGGCCCGCGAGGAGTACTGCGAGGCCGCGGCCCGACGGCTGTCCGCGCTGACCCTGCCTGCCGCATGACGACAAGCGGCCGCCCTCCTGCAGCTATCAGGAGGGCGGCCCGACCCCACCATCCCACGCCGCGGTCACTGTCACCGGCCGCCTCTACCCTCCCAAACCCACGCCAACTAGGAGAAAACATGACCAGCATCGTCGATGAGATGCCCGACACCTGGGTCGCTCAGGTTGCTGCCGCCATCGAGCTGTTCGACCACAAGGTCGTCGACTGCCACGAGTCCGCGATCGTCATCGACCTCGACTTGCACGCGATGCGCGTTCTGGACGCCGACCCCGGCGAGCAGCTCGTCATCGGCTGGACCGAACGCCACGGCGTCGACTGGGGCCTCGGTGCCGTCGACCAGGTCGGCGACCCGCAGACGCTGGACGCGACCACCCCGCTGGAGATCGCCGCCCGCGTCCACCTGCTCCTCACCACCGGCAAGCCCGCATGATCCGCCACGCCATCCCCTACACGGCCCCCACGGCGGATTGCCTCTGCCCCCAGCAGGCCTGCTACGGGATCATCCCCGCCCTCGACTGCCCCGACCACGGCGCGCGCCGCAACCCGGCCATGGAGTGGCACGAGGCCGACGGCCCGTTCTGCCGTGACTCGCAGGGCGCCCGTTTCCACTGCGACCGCGGCCACCCCATGCCCGCCGACTTCTACCCGGCAGGCGAACCGGACGACTGGGACGACACCTGCCGCTGCAAGCCCACCGCCTGAAAGTTCGACGGCCGCCCCGCAGTCGAGTTGCGGGGCGGCCGGCCCCACCATCCCACACACCCCGGAGGAAACCCGTGACCGCGGACGCGTACCTCGTGATCCTCTGCGACGGCGCCGACTGCCCGGAGCCCGAAGGCCACTGGCCGGTCCGGTTCGAGCCGCACACGCATCGCGAACTCCGCCGCCTCCTCAAGAAGCACCGCGGCTGGCGCCGCACCCGCGACGGCCGCGACCTCTGCCCCAACCACGCCTGACCACCCCATCCCCGGCCGGCCGTCTCGTGCGGCCGGCCACGAGAGGAACCCGATGACCACCGACCAGACCGCCTACGTCGAGGTGCTCGCCCGCCTGCTGTGCGCCGCCGACGTCCACGTGTACGGCGACGCCCACCCGACCTGGCAGCAACTGGGCGCCGAGCCCGGCCGCCGTGTCCAGGACGACTACCGCAAGGCCGCTCGCTGGCTGGCCGCCCGGCTGACCGTCACGAGCCAACCGGCCGCACCGTCCCCCGCCGTGTCGTCTGCCGGGCAGGCGCCCGCCACCGAACAGACGGCCGCGTACCGTCTCGCTGCCGACGAGATCCGCGCCACGATCGCCCCGGCCGACTGGCCCAGCGACGCGGTCTCCATCTGGAACACCGTCACGAACATCGTTGAGCACCGCCTGCGCCGCGCCGCCGACGAGGCCGCCGTGCCGGGCCGCACAACCGACGAGACGCCGGGCGAGGCGCGCGAATGGTGCAAGTGCCCGTCCTGCTGGGGCTGGTTCGTCCAAGACCACCCGGGCGACGATCTGGACGAGCTGGGAAAGGACTCGAGCTGGTGGTCGGGCCTACCTAAGCACCGCGACGCGCCTGCCGTTGGCGGGGCGCAGCAGCCGAAGGAGGATCGGACCGTCCTGCCGTGCAACTGGGCCCGCACCCGAACCGAGCACCTCCCGCACGGCTGGGAACCGCAGCCCGGCATGGACCCCGTCCACTGCCCCGGCTTTACCCAGGAGGCCGGCCGTGGCTGAGTTCACGTCCGAGACCGTCACCCGCACCATCCGCCGGTGGATTGTTCCCGCCGCCGAACCGTGGGGCGTGGCAGCCGAGGAGATCAACAAAGCGTGGGTCGTAGCCGCAGACGCCTACCGGAAGGCGCACGGCCTGTCCGACACGGAGGCCCTGCCCGGTGACGCGCTCCGGTTCCACGTCCGCGACGACGAGATCGTCATCGAGTTCGCGACGGAAGCGGCGCAGTGACCGCAGGGCGGCCCTAGAAGGCGCTCAGTGGCGCTCTCCCGCTTGTTCGGGCGCTCCGGGCACTCCCGGAGCCTCCATGCCCTGACAGAGCCTCACAGGCCAGCGCAGCACCCCCGAAGCCGTACACGCCCGCCTGACCGCCTCGCCGGGGCTCGCACCACCCGAGCCCCGGCCACCCGCCCGCACGCCGCCACACCGGCCGCCAGAGCCCACGAAGGACCACGAATGAGCGCCGCCGACGAACTCCGCGCAGCAGCAACCGGCCTGCGCGCCGCTAACAGCCACCTCACTCTCAAGCTCGCAGATCCGCTCGCCGACTGGCTCGATTTCGAAGCCGACCTCATCGACCGCATGCCTGGCGCTGAACTCCGAGGCCGCACCCGGCACGCCCTCGCTGTCGCCCGGCAGATCCTCGGGACCACCCCATGACCCTCGCCACCGCCGCCGGCCTCATCTGCCCCGGCATCAGCCTCACCGCCGCACTCGCACTCGTCGTACACCTGTACCGCAACCGGAGGAAGCCGTGACCAGCCGCGCCGGAATGCCTCTCAGCCCCAGACAAACCCAAGCCCTCACCGCAGCCGCGACCGGCGCCACCCTCACCGAGATCGGCTACCAACTCGGCATCACCCGCGAACACGTGTCCATGCTCCTGTCCCACGCCTACCGGCGACTCGACGTCACCCACCTGCCCCGCCACCAACGCCGACCCGCAGCCGTCCGCGCCGCGATCCGGCAGGGGATCATCCCCAACCCGGTGAAGGAGGCCGCCTCGGCCGGCCCGGCAGCGGCCCAAGCGACCGAGCCCGCCCACAACGACGGCCCGACTGTCCGTGAGGCAGCCGCCAACGACCGCCGCTGGTGGGAAACCGAGAAGGCGGGCGAGCAATGACAGCCCTCCACGCCGCGATCACTGCGGCGCTCGCCGACCACGGCATCAACCACCCGGCCGCCGTCGAAGCCGCCGTCCAGGCCGCCGTCGCCGTCCTCGGCCGCGACCGCTGCACCCACGACCGGAACATCCACACCCAGCACCACCGCACGCCTGTCCACGGCTGCCCCTGGTGCACCGATACCAGCCCCGCCGACCGGACAGCCTCGAAGGAGACCCGGTGAGCGACCGCACCGAAATCGACCTGTGCCCCGACTGCGGCGGCCTCCGCGTCACCGAACTCACCAGCATCGGCACCGCCGACATCACCCTCGACGGCCACACCGGACCCGCCGAACTGTGGATCGGGCCCAGCGCCACCCCCTGCGACGCCAAGCACATCGCCCAGCCCGTCCACCTCGCCCGGGAGATCGCCATCGACTGGGGGCTGATCCCCGCTGAACCGCCCGGGCCGACACCCATCGAACGCGCCGTCGAGATCCTCCGCCCCCACCTCGCCTGGGACCACCGCTACCGGGAGACACCGTGAGCGTTGACCTGCCCACGCCGATTGTCGTCACCCGACACCAGTGCCCCCACTGCCGCCGCACCTGGGCCAAAAAGGCCGCAGCCACCGCCCACATCCCCCGTTGCTGGCAGAACCCCGCCGCCCGCGCCTGCAAGACCTGCTGGCACCTCGAACCCGCCGAGGACGGCCCCTACCCCGAGCACCCGGGATGGCCGGAGGGCTGCACCGCAAGCCACGACATCAGCAGCGGACTCCGCGCCAACTGCCCTAGCTGGCAGCGCCCCGCCTGACCCGCGCCGCCCGCACCGCAGCAAGGAGCAGTGATCATGCCCGTCTTCATCCTCGGCATCGTTCTCGGCGCCATCTCCGGAGGCGTCACCTACGGCCTCAGCGCCGACGGCCAACTCGCCGCGATCGTCGGCGCCATAGCAGCCGTCCTCACCTGGCTCGGCATCGCCAGCCTGATCATCGCCGACGACTGACGACCCGCCCTCGCCCAGCCCCGCTAGCCCGCACCGCAGCAAGGAGCAAGCCGTGAACGACGCCCAGCCGCCGCTCTGCATCGTCTGCCACCACGACCTGTTCACCGACGAATGGGACCGATACTGCTGCCGCCCCTGCCAGCAGCGCATCGACGCCGACCTCGCAGCCCTCGCCGGACCCGTCACCTGGCAAGGCACCGGGCGGGAACGCCGACTCGTCTCCGGCCTGTTCGCCGCCCTCCCCACCGAGCTCGAACCGAGCAGCCGCAGCAACGGGCCCCGCGTCTCCGGCAGCAAGAGCGCACCGATACCCGCCCGCATGGGCCCACTCAGCGACTCCGCCAATGGAGGCCTGGTCAACGACCTCGAAGAGTGGGTCCGTGACTGGGAGCACCGCGGCTACGCCACCCGCTGCAGGGCGGTCCGCCCCCAGTACCGCATGGACCAGGCCGTCGCCACGCTCCGCTTCAACCTCGACACCGCCGTCCGCCAGCACGAGGCGATCAACGCTTTCGCAGAGGACATCCGCACCATCCGCAGCACCTGCGAAGCGATGATCATCGGAGCCAGGCCGCCCCGCGACCTCTCCGCGGTCTGCCCCTGCGGCACCCGAATCGTTTTCCACCTCGACTCCCAGATGCGGCACTGCAAAGGCTGCGGCACCGACTACGGACACAAAGCCCTCATCGAACTCGCACTCGCCACACGAGCCGCGTGACGGCAGATCACCCGCGGCGTTGATCAGGCATGCACGGACTCACCATCATCAACGACGACATCTACTACGAGCGCACCGACGGGACCTACGCCAAGCTCCCCTACGACGACAGCAAGGCATCCGTCCAGATCCTGGAAGATCGACTCATGCCCGACGAACTGGTCGACCTAGTCGAGGCGATGGCACGTCGCGCCTACCAGCGAGACCCTGAACGAACGATGGAAGTCCTCAGAGCCCTGGTATGAAGGCCCCACCCGATCACACGGGTGGGGCCTTCACGCATGCTGTCAGGCCAGGCGAATGAACGCCCGCTCGCCGTTGTGGAAGAACACGGTCACACCCTGGCCGCCCTTGCCGCCACCGGCCGACCACACCTCGAGCCGCTCCGTGTCCGCCGGCTCTGACGCGCCGATCGCCCCGGCCAGCCACGCATCCGGCGCCGCAGTCACCGGGGCGGCCGTGAACGCGGGCGGGCCAGCCGTGACCGGCGGCGTCGGCGTGTCGTGCTTCGCGCCGTCCGCCAGCTGCCCGATCACCTGCCACCGCTGCTCCCGGCCAGCCACCGTCGCAGCCAGCGCATACGGGTACGGGCCGGAATCCAACACCTCCACCCGCTGCACGTCAGGAGTGTTCTTCAGCAGGTCCACGAGGCGGTCGCGGTAGTCCAACGGGCGCATACGGGGTCAAAGTCCTCTCGGGGTGGGCTCGGCCAGCCTAGTGGTCGGCCGGGCCGAAGGTGGGGTCAGGCGGCCTCCTCGATGGCCGCCTTCTTCGGGTTCTTGATCACGTACCTGACCCAGGACTGCGTCAGCCCCAGCCGTGCGGCCAGCACCTCGACCGGCACCCCTCTCCGGTGCGCCGCCCGCAGCGCCTCATTCCGCCGCAGCTTCCAGGCCTTCACTGCCTGCTTGCTCGCCGTCGACCGCTCCAACGCCACCGCCAGCGCGAGTAGCAGTCGGCCCGCCGTGTCGTTCCACCAACGCCGCAAGAAGTCCCCCTGTCGTCGCCGTGCAACTGCACCTGCAAGCAACGGTCGGGGGGAGGGGAGTGCGGCCACAAGGGCGCAAAGCGGGGGCGCGCGTGCGGAGGGTCAGACTTGCAGCGCCTGGTCCAGGTACTGCTGTACCGGCTCGAACAGCCCGTAGGGCACGTACTGGGGGATTTCGTCGAGCGTGACCCAGGCGACCGCGTCCAGCTCGTCCTCGTCCGCGACCTTGGCCTCGCCCTGGAGTACCTCGCACGCCGTGTAGCTCATCGACCGGCCGGTCTTCGGGTGGACTCGCTCGCCGAGCAGTCGAACCGCGGCGACGACGAGACCCGTCTCCTCGACCGTCTCCCGCACGGCCGCAACCTCTGCCGCCTCCCCGGGCTCGATCGCGCCCGCGGGGAACTGCCAGGAGAGCTCCCCCTCCTTCACGCGGCGTCGCACCAACAGAACACGGCCCTCGTGGACGATGATCGCCGCGGAGATGCCGGGCTTCTCGGTGGTGGTCTCGGTCATGCCAGCGCCTCCAGGATCGGCGGGTAGATGGACTGCTCGGGGATGAAGCGGGTCAGGGACGAGCGTGGAGCCCATGCGACGTCGACGTTCTCCAGCGGATCACGGTTGGTGGCGTCGCCGGCGAGATGGTCAGCGAGGTAGTACGAGGCCACCACGCCCGTCACTGGGTGGACGCGCTCGCCCAGTTGTTCGCGGACCCGGCAGTGCACCCCCGTCTCGCCGTGGGTTTCCTGCACCGCGACCGTGGCCGGGTCTGCGCCAGGTTTCACCATGCCGGCCGGGAACTGCCAGTGCAGCTCACCGTCCCCGCGGCGGCAGACGAGGAGAACGTCGTCCCCGCGCAGGACTACGGCGATTGCTACCCGCAGGGCCTGCGCTTCGATGGCGGCCGGGCTCGGGCGGGTCAGGAGGCTGAAGCGGCGCTGCACCGATGCGGAGGCCCTCTCGTAGGCGGTGTCCAAGGCGGACTGGATCTCAGTGCGGGGGACGATGTCCGGCGAGGAGTGCCAGCCGGCCACCGTGCGCACCGCGACGCCGAGGTGGTCGGCGAAGCCGTCGTTCGTCATCCGGAGGGCCGACTGGAGCGCGCACGCCGTCCGGCCTGTCCAGGTGTCGATGACGTCCACTTTGCGCCCCTTGTGTGATCGATTCGGGCGGACTGCATCACGGCTGCACTGCTGCTGCACCGGCACTGCACCGGGCGGTCATGGCAGCCCGGCTACGGCGCGGCTTGACTCAAAGACATGGACGCACCCTCACTCGCCGCGGGCGATCTGCCAGGCCCTCTGGGCCGAGACTCCCCCCATGGCTTCGCCGACCTCTCGCCAGGGTTTGCCCTGCGCGTAGAAGCCGTTGGCGATGACCTGTCGGGCTTCCTTGAAGGCCTGGTTCATCTTGGCTTCGGCTTCGCGCAACCTCTCGAACTGCATGGCCGGGTCGTCGGGCTCGGTAATGGCGTTGGCGACGGCGGCGATAGCGGTCTCGAGGGTCTGGGCCATGACCTGAGAGTAGGGGCCATTTCGAGTCCTTTCAAGGTTGCGCTTGACGCAGCTACCGGTCTGGCCTACCTTTCAAATCAGAGCTTCAAAGCGCGGCTCACTCCTACCGGATACGTCCGTCGAGGTGCGCTGAAAACAGAAAACGGGCCGGACACCGAGACTCCTACCTCTCAGGCCGGCCCTACCACGAGGATTCTGTGAGAGGACCCCTCATGGCACTGCGAAAGTCTAGCCCTACCCAGGGCTTGCCCGCCGAGCGGGCGCTGAGCCTGACCCTCGAGGCCGAGGTGATGGCGGACTGCGACACCGGCATCTTGTCGCTGGTCGCGTCCGCCGACGCCCAGCTGTCGGACTTCGACGAGGTGTCGCCGGCCCGCCTGCGCGACATGGTCGCCACGGCCCGCGAGCAGCTCGCCGAATTCGAGCGCCTGGCCGACGAGCAGGAGGCCCGCGACACGCTGGCCGTGCTGCTCGCCGAGCACCAGATGCGCGTCGAGGAGTGGGACGTCAGCACCCTCGACTCGCGGCTCCGCGACAACATCAAGGCCGTGCATGACCCGACGATGGCCGACGGTCGCGTGATCGTCGTCCCCGCCGGCCAGGACCCGATCACCCGCCTCGCCGCCGTCCGCGACCTGATCGCGGGCCTCGGAGGTGCGGAATGAGCACCCCGACGTACTCGCCGGCTGAGCAGGCCGCCCGGGACTTGTCGACGTACCGCCGGTACACCGAGCCGAAGCGCCCGCCCCGTACCGTCCTGGAGCGGTTCGACGCCGGTCACCCCCGCGGCCAATGGCCGGCAGAGTCGTTCGCCGCCGCCCGCCGCCGTGAGGGAATCCCCGCCCGCGTGGTCATGGACCTGCGCACGGACTCCTTCCTCGTGATCGTCGAGGGGGCGTCATGACCGAGCAACAGGCCGCCGACCTTCTCGCCGCCCAGCGCATCGCCGCCGCGCAGGCCGCCGCCGAGGCTGCCGCCCGCGCCGCCGCCGAGGCCGCACGCCTCGCCGCCCAGCAGCAGCGCTAACCCACCGACCGTCGCGGGGGCGGTCCAACGTCCCCCCGTCCCGCCCCCGCGGCTTCCACCTCCCACCACGCCCGAAAGGCACCGCTATGTCCAGCCAGACCCGTTCCGCGTTCCTTGCCGAGTACCGGGCCGCCCGCGCCCGTGGCGACTACGACAAGGCCCTGGAGATCGGGCTCGCCGCGATCGACTACGACCGCGAGCACCCGGGCGAGCCGCCGCTCATGGACGAGCTGCGCGGCCTCCACCTCCCCGCCGCGGCCTGACCGCCCCTAGACCGCCGCCCCTCGCGTATCCGATCCCCCACGGCCGCGAGGGGCGGCACCCCAGACCACTGCAACCCCCACCCTGAAAGGAGGGGTCTTGAAGCTCACCAGCCGATTCGGCCGCGTGGACGCGTTCGCCGTCGTCGAGAAGCTGCTCACCCTCGCCTCCCTGGTTCTGGTCGCCGTGACCGTCGGCGGGCAGCTCGGCCACATGCTCGGCCTGGGCGGCAGGCTGGGCACGGTCGTCGCCTGGTCGATCGCCCTCGTCTACGACGCCCTGTGGATTGGCGCGCTGCGCATGTCGGAGGTGGCGATCCGGCAGCGTTCCCGCCTCGGCATGGCCGTCATGATCGGCCTGTCGGCGGTCGCGGTCGGCGTTTCGACGGCGACGCTGCTGATCCTCGGCCACGCCCAGGTGTTCGCCGGCGTTCCGGTCGCCGCCGCGGTGTTCATGGGGCTGCGCCTGTTCGCCGGGAACATCCTCGCGGACGCCGACACTGCCGCCCGCATCGCAGAGCAGTCGGCGACCGACCGCAACGCCCGCGCCCTTGCCGCGGCCGACGCTCGGCATCTGCGGTCGGAGGCCACCACCGACGTGTTCACCGAGACGGCGGCCCATCTCGCCGAGATGGAGCGGCAGATCGCCCGCGCCGAGGTGCTGACCAAGGCGCAGGCCGAGATCAACCGGGCGCGCGCCAAGGCCGAGGAGCGGCTGCAGAAGTCGGAGCAGGAGCACGGTGCCGCGGCCCTCGCGTTCGCCGAGCGGGACCTCGTCCTTGCCGTGTCCCGGCCTGCGGTCACGGCCGGTCGTCACGCCCTTGCCGACCAGGAGGGTCACACCGTGGTCACACAGGCCACGCCGGAAATCGAGGTCGTGACCATCCCGCCCGTGACCCCGGACGAAACGGACACGATCGGGGAGCTCGAGCAGGCTCCCGCAGCAGGCGTTCCGACCTTGGCCGAGATGGCGTCCGTGGCCGGCATCGACCTCCCGGAGCCCGGCCAGACCCTCACGGACGAACAGCTCGCCGTCGTCCTGCGGTGGCTGCGCTACGGCATGGAGCCGCCCCGCTCCTACCGGCAGGCGCAGGCCGAGTTTCGTGCGGCCGGTTTCCGGGCCCGCGAGGAGCGCGTCCGCCGCGTCTGGGGCGAGATCGAGACCAACGAGCACGCCGTCCAGCAGTAGCCGCGTCCGGCACAGCCAGTGAGGCCCAGCACCCCCACGGTTCTGGACCTTGCTGAGACTGCCGGAAGCAGTCGACACCGAAAAACCCCAGTTCAACCCCGGTGAGTGAGCCGGTGAGCGGAACGCTCGCAGACCCGGCAAGCAGACCCGGACCATCCGAGATCCCGACCAGAAGGAGGAAAGGCCCGTGGCGACCGCCCGCCGCCCGTCCCGTCAGGCCCTCAAGCAGGCACGCTCCGCCCAGTTCCTGGGTGAGCGCCGCCGCCAGGCCGAGACGCAGGGACCGTCCGCGGTCCTGGCGGTCGCCATGGACCAGCTCCGGTCGGCGATCAATCAGCTCCCCGAAACCCGGAGGCCCGACGCAGCTGCTCGGGCCACCCAACTGATCGACCAGCTCCGCCAGTCCCTCACCGACACCTAACCGTCCGTAATGGCTCAACCGATGGCTCAAGCCATCCCGGGCCGAGCCGAAGAACCCCAACGCGCCCGCTCGCGCCCGCGCGCGCGAGGAAACCACTAACCCACCGTAACCGCAAGGGGGAACATCGAAATGCCTGCCATTGATGCAGGGATCTCCGCCGCTACCGGCGGAACCTGCCTGGGAGCGGCCGGCGTCCTGTACGTCGCCGACCGCCTCCCCTGGATCAACCGGCTCGCCGCCAAGATCAAAGGCCCGCAGCTTCAGGTCCTGCTCGTCCTCACCGCCTCGATTGGTCTCGTCTCCACCCCGGTCGGCCAGTGGATCAACCAGGCCACCACCAGCGTCGACGGCTTCATCGACGGACTGGCGGGGGAGTGGACCGGCTTCGGCATCATGTTCGCGCTCGCCATGGCCGCCCTGCTGTGGCTCGTCAGCGACTTCATGACCGGCGTGCAGACCCGCACCCTGCTCCTCGCCGCGTTCACCCCGCCCCTTACCGTGATGATCCCCGGCCAGCTCGGCGACGCCGCCGCGTCCACGCTCGGCTTCATCGCCACCCAGGTCGGATCCCTCGCCATGTGGCTGATGGGAGGCTGACATGCTCGGCCTCATCCTGCTGCTGGCCATCGCCTACGCCTGCGCCACCGCGATCGACAACGCCACCGGCGAAGTCTCGAAGAAGCACAAGAAGCGGATCAAGAAGGCGTCGGCGAAGAAGGGCCGCCGCACCGGCGCCAAGCTCGCCGCCTGGACCGCGACCATCGCGACCGCCGCCGGCCCGTTCTGCAAGGGATTCGTCCGCGGCTTCAAACGCGAATGGCCCAAGGCCAAGAAGCGGGCCGCCGCCAAGATCCGCCGCCAGCCCGAACCCGAGGCTGTCGAGACCACCAAGCCGCAGCCCACCCCGGACGCCCCGGACACCGAACCGTCCTCGCCGGCACCCGCCGGCACCGACGGCCGAAAGCTCGTCCTGATCAAGAACGACACCAACCCCGACACCACAGGAGCACCCATGGCACTCGCCACCATCCCCGAGATCACCGGCGTCAACACCCTCAAGTCCGCCGTCGCCCGCACCGCCTCCGAGGCCACGACCACCGCCGAAGAGGCCAGCTCCATCGCCCAGCGCGCCCAGGACGAGATGGCCGCCATCGAAGCCATGATCGAGCAGGCCGGAGCCCTCGAGTTCGGCGACGACGACGGCACCCTCCAGGAGCTCGCCGCCCTGCGCGACATGTGCGCCGCCGCCCTCGCCGCCGCCCAGAAGCTGCAGCAGGCCATGGTCGACAAGGCCGCCATCGCCGCACAGTCCTCCCGCAACATCCACACCCGGCACGCCGGCATCCAGGAAGCCGTCGCCTCCACCGGCGGGCGCATGGCCGCCAAGCAGGCCTACACCAACGACGTCTGACCAACCCGGCGGCCCCGGCCAGGCGCCGGGGCCGCCGCCCCCACCGAGACTTCACGAACCCGCAGGAGTAGAAGCCGCCATGCCGAAGACCACCACCGTCGAGAAGACCAACGGCACCGACGACCGTCCGACGGGCCGCAAGGCCGGCTCCTCCCGCAAGAAGAACAGCAAGGCCGCCCGACGCGCGCTGCGCCTCGCCTACCGAACCCGCCGCGGCATGGCCCCCATCTACGCCACCGCCGCCCAGGCCATCGCCGGCAGCGCCCTCGCCCAGGCCGACGACGGATGGAAGACCGCGCTCGCCGCCACCGCGGCCGGAGCCGCCACTACCCTCGCCTGGGGCCGCTGGGACGCCCGTATCGGCAAGAAGCGGCTGCGTAAGCGCCTCCCGGCCCGGGCTGACTTCATCGCCGCCGCCTCCGCCGTCACCACCGGCGGCAGCCTCGTCACCGCCATGGCCGCCACCGGCGGCCTCCAGCCCGGCCACAGCCCCTACCCCGCCCTCGCCGCCGCCTGGGGCATCGGACACGGCATCTACTGGTGGCGCCGCGGCAAGAAGACCGCCGCCCCCACGCCACCCCTGGCCAAGCAGATGCAGCTGTGGCAGGACGAGGTCGCCTGCACCGACGGCCCGCTGCCCGGCTCCGAGCTCAAAAACGTGATCACCACCGACTACGGCTGGACCGCCGTCATCGTCGTCCGCAAAGGCAACTGGCGGAAGGCCTACGCAGCCTCCGCCGACATCGCCGGCGCCCTCGACCTGCCCGAGGAGATGCTGCAGATCGAGAAGGCGATGGGCCAGTCCGCCAAGCGCGCCATCATCGCCGTCTTCGACCGCAACCCGCTGCAGAAGCCCACCGACCACCCGGGCCCGCAGATCCTCGACATGAACACCGGGCAGGCCAAGGTCGGCCTGTTCTACGACGGCGCCCCCGCCCACTACGCGTTCTGGAAGCCGTCCGGCCCGGTCCACACCGTCGTGTACGGCGCCACCGACGGCGGCAAAAGCCGCTTCCTCGACATGCTGCTCGGCACCGAACGCCACAACGGGATCGTGTCGTGGGTGTGCGACCCGCAGGGCGGGCAGTCCCTGCCTCGCTGGCGGGAGGCCGTCGACTGGTACGAGGACACCGCCCAGGGCGGTCTGGCCATGCTGTACGCCGTCCGCAACGTCATGTACGAGCGGTCCGCCCGCTACTCGATGATGGAGTGGATCGACCACAAGGGCCGCAAGCTGCGCGGCCGGGACCACTTCGTCGTCGGCGACCCCGACCCGCTGATCTCCGTGACCATCGACGAGGCGCACCGCGTCCTCAACCTGCAGGGCGCGCCCGCGCTCGTCCTGGAGATCATCCAGATGGCCCGCAAGTGCGGCATCAAGATCCGGCTGGTGTTCCAGGGCCCCAAGGCCAACATGTTTGGCAACGCCCCGGAGTCCACCGACATCCGCGAGCAGGCCCAGTCCGGCAACACCGTCATGTTCCGCACCGCCAGCAGCCTCACCGACTCCATCGGCCTGCCCGGCTGGGACGTCAACCCCAGTCAGCTGCCCATGTACTGGCCCGACAAGACGTCCACGGCCGGCCTCGGCTACATCAAGGGCCCCGACAACCGGCAGGCCCAGTTCCGCGCCTTCTTCGACCGCGATCCTGCCCACTGGGCCACCACCGGAACGACGCCCACCATCGAGAAGTCGGCGGCCGGCGTGTGCGGCAAGGCCTATCACGAGCGCTTGGACCGGCTCGCGGCCCGCCTGCGCGGCGAGGCCCCCGTCCTGCCCGACGACGCCTTCAGTGACGGCCCCGTCGACGTAACCCGCCGTGCCCCGTCCAGCGACCCCATCGCTCAAGCCTCGGCCGCCATCGCTGCCGAAGCTCCGCCCGGGACCGACGACAAGGTCGCCGCGTTCCTGCGCGAGCGGGGCCGGCCTGTAGGTCGCGTGACCATCGCACAGGAGACCGGGCTCACGGTCAGCGCCGTGAAGAACGCCCTCACCCGCCTCAAGACCAAGGGCCTTGCCGTCGCCGTCGACCGCGGCATCTGGGCCCACCCTGACCACGCCGACACCCCCGCCGACCCCACCGAACTCGACGCAGCCGCCTAGGAGAACTCGTGAACGAGCCCCTCATCCCCGCCAGCGAGGAGGTCACCGCCAAGGAGCACGCCGACCGCCTCATCGCCACCGCCTTCCGCGACGACAGCCCCATCCCGGCCCGCGGCACCGCCGAACCCGTCCCGCAGCCCGGCCGCGCCCCGATGAGTCAGCGGGCCGTCGACGCCAGCGCGCTCATGCTGTCCGGTGGCGTCGCTTCGGTTCTCGTCAGCGGATCCGCCAGCCTCGTCCTCGCCGCGTCCGGCATCGCCGACCCCACCGTCATCGGCATCGTCTGCGCCGCACCCGCCGCCGTCGCCGTACCCATCTGGGCCGTCACCCGAATGCTGAAGAACTTCAAGCACGCCGTGCCCGACATCCACCACCACCACTACAACGCGCCCGTCGACCAGCGCACCCAGCAGACCAAGACCAGCGGTCTGATCGCCCGCACCAACAACCAGCAGTGAAGGAGATTCCGATGGAGCGCTACCACTCTCTGTACTGGCTCTACACGATCCTCGCCCCGCTCATCTTGGGTTTGATCGCCCTCGCTCTGGTCCTCCTCCCCGGAGAGCCCAGGACCGGCCACATGCTCGTCGGGCTGGCGGTCTACCTCGTGATCGCCGTCGTTGGCGGCGCCGTCATGACCCGGCGCCTCGACCGATGAAGGGACCCGTCGTGTCCGTACCCGCATGGTGGCCGCAGGTGGTCGCCGCAACATCCCGCCGACGTACAGCCGCCGGCATGCTCCTCGCCCATGCCACCCCAGTCCTCCACGGCGGCGTGCTCCGGCTCCAGTTCGCCCGGGCAGACATCGCCGCTGCCTGGCAGGACAGCGGGGCACAGACGGCGCTCGACGCCGCGCTCGAACACCAGAAGATCGACGTGCGGGTGGAGACCGTGACACGCAGCGCTGCCGCTTGACCACGGCGATCACTGTATGTCACAGTGCCCCCAGGGCAGGACACGTGTGCCCGCAAGCCTCTAAGGCCCCCAGCTGCTGCCGGGGGCCTTTTGCATGCCCCGGGGAGGCCCGATGCACCCGACCGAGCTGTACCCCGACGACCTCGTCTACGAGCACGAAGCCGTCGCCGCAACCGGCGTCCCCGGCCAGGTCATCCGTCAATGGGCCCGACGCGGCAAAATCCAGCGCTTCCAGGGCAACGGCCAACTCGCCGGCCAAGGGCACGAGTACAAAACGATGTACGCCCTCCCCGAGATACGCGAGCGCGCCCGCACCTACCGGCCCATGCCGCAGAGGGCACCCAAAGCCGCCTGATCTCCCCGCCGTCCGCTACGCCCCCGTCACGGACGGCGGGGCCCATCCTGCCGGGAGGTGATCGTGCCCTCCCTGCGTGCTCTCGCCGTCACGGCCGTGGCCTCGATCCTGCTGCTGTTCTCCGCCCCGTCTGCCGAAGCAGCCGAGACGCCGGTCTACTCCGGCCGCGGCTGGAAGATCTGGACCAGCCAGGGCATCTACAGCCTCAACCCCGACCCCTACGAGATCGTGTTCGCCGACACGACGGCCCGGTCGAAGATCAAGCCGTACCTGGCGAAGCCGGCCGCGCAGGTCACCAGCATCACCGGCGTGCAGATCAAGGTCACCGACACCATCGACGTCACCCCCGCCGACGCCTGCCCGCCCAGGCACCGCATCGTCGTCCACTACAGCTACCAGCCGATCGGCGTCAAAGGGATGAGCCAGGCGCGGGCCTGCTACGAGATCGCCAATGGGTCCGCGTGGGGCGGGCACATGCTGATGGACTCCGAGTACTGGAGCAGCTGCTGCTGGTTCTCCACCGACCCGGTGCGGAACGACGCCTACCGGGCCAACGCCGTCTCGCACGAGCTCGGGCACGTGCTGGGCCTCGACCACCCCAACTACGACAAAGACGGCGACGGCACCGTCGAGTCCTACGAGTGCGTGACCACCGCCACCGGAACCCGGCCCCTGCTCTGCTCCCCGAACGGCGGCTACTACAACGCGACCGACGCCGGGAAGTTCACGCCGCCCTTCGACGAACCCGGGCTGAAACAGCTCATCGCCAACTGGTACCTGCGGCAGAACGCCTCATGAACGACGACCAGACCACCGCCTAGGAGGCGCCATGCCGCGCGTCAACGTACCCGTCACCCTCATCACCCGCAGCGGCGTCGCCCCGGCCACCGAGGTCAACGGCGACGCCACCAACAACCACAGCGTCACTAACGACGGCCTGGTATGGCTCGAGGTCCGCAACAGCGGCTCCACCGTCGCCCGCACCGTATCCGCGAACTTCGCCAACACCATCGACGGGCAAACCACGACCGCTAAAACCTGGTCCATCCCCACCTCCTCCACCCGCCGCATCGGACCATTCCCGGTCCGCTACTACGGCACCACCCTCCAGATCGACGTCGACAACGCCGAACTCAAGCTCACCGCCTACAAGCTCGCCAACACCTGACCCTCAGCCCACGGATGCGCCACCATGGTCAACGGGGTGGGCAAGGCAGGGTGGGCCGGGGGCTTCTTCCACCACCACCCGGGGGAGTCACACCCCAGCCCCGGCCGACTTCACCCTCGAGCCGGGGCTGGCTCACACCTGTGGGGAGGTGGCCGTGCCCGTTGCCCCACCCACCCGATGCGGAGCCGCAAGCTGCAAGGCGTTCGCCACCAACCGCGGCCGATGCGACGAACACCAGCCGCAACCCTGGGCCAACCGGCCACGCAAGCAGGACCGATACGGCATCAGCTCCGGCACATGGCGCAGCCTCAAGCGGCAGGTCGCACGCCGGGACAACGACTGCTGCTACGTCTGCGGACGCGAGGCCGAAGAAGGCGAGACGTTCGACCTCGACCACAAGACCCCGATCTCCGAGCACGGATCACCGCGCGACCTCGACAACCTCGGACTGATCTGCCCGGAAGACCACGAGATCAAATCCAAGGCAGAAGCCGCCCGGGCGAACAGGCAACGATCTCTCCGGCGTGATCTCAATCTGGAAGACTTTTGATCCTTTGGCCCCGGGTAAGGGGGGTCAGAATCCCTGACGTGATCGCCTGGGGGCCCGCCGCGGTCAGTGAAAAAGACCTGCACTCAGAATTCGGGATAGGGGGTCGTGATCATGGCCCGTACTGCACAGCCCGCGGCCCTGAAGCTCCTGAAGGGGCAGGGTGACGGCAAGGACTCCGGCGGCCGGCCGGTCAATCCGGGTCCGGCGTTCAGGCGGATCGCCCCGAACCCTCCGTCGTGGTTGAGCGCTGAGGCGAAGGCGGAGTGGCGTCGCGTGGTGCCGGGGCTGACGCGGCTGGACATTCTGAAGGAAGAGGACCGGGCGGTCCTGGTGGCGTACTGCGAGACGTGGGCGACATTCGTGGACGCGATCCGGCAGCAACACAAGGAGGGCCTGACGATCGAGGCCAAGCAGGGCACGCTGCCGCATCCGGCGGTGGGCATAGCGAGGAACGCCGGCCGGGAGCTTCGATCGTTCGCCGTGCACTTTGGCCTGACCCCGTCGTCGGAGCAGGCCCTCGCGAGGGGGGCCGACGATGGCGGCGAGGACGACAACCCGTTCGCGTAGGAAGCAGACCGCGGGTGTGGACGCGGCGGAGTTGGAGCGGCTGAAGCTGGCCCCGGAGATCGCCTGGTATCTGGGTGACCGGGGGATTCCGCTGCCGGACTGTCCGCCACTGGTGCAGACTCCGTCGCCGGGCGAGACGCCGGGTGCCGTGTTCGATCCTGAGCGGGTCGACAAGGTACTCAACGCGTTCTCGAAGCTGCGGCACACGCAGGGGCAGTGGGCGGGGCAGCCGCTGAAGCCCGATCCGTGGCAGGTTGCCTACGTTCTGGCGCCGGTCTTCGGTTGGGTTCGCTGGGATGAGGACGCCGATTGCTACGTGCGGATCGTGCGCGAGCTGTATGTGGACGTCCCGCGCAAGAACGGCAAGTCGACGCTGGCCGGCGGCTTGGCGATCTATATGACGTGCGCGGACGGCGAGCAGGGCGCGCAGGTCATCACTGCGGCGACAACGAAGGAGCAGGCGGGGTTCGTCTTCGAGCCGGTAAAGAAGCTGGCGGAGGCGGCCCCGGCGCTGAAGAAGCACGTGCTGCCTTTGAAGGACAAGATCCTTCACAAGCGGTCCGGCTCGTACTTCAAGCCGATTGCGTCAGTGGCGGGGGCCCAGCATGGGGCGAACATCCACTGCGCGATCGTGGACGAACTGCACGAGCACAAGACGCCCGAGCTGGTGGAGACGATCGAAACGGGGACCGGTTCGAGGCGTCAGCCTCTGGTCGTGATCATCACCACGGCGGACTCCGGTAAGCGCGAGTCGGTGTACGACCGCAAGCGCAAGCGGGTGGAGCAGTTGGCCCGCAGGGTGTTCGCGGCGCCGTCGGTGTACGGAGTGGTGTGGGCGGCGGAGAAGGAAGACGATCCGCATGTCGAGGCGACGTGGCGGAAGGCGAACCCGGGCTACGGGGTCTCTCCGACGCGCTCGTACCTGCAGGCGAAGTCCGACGAGGCGAAGCAGAGCCCCGCGGACCTGGCGAAGTTCCTGCGTCTGCACCTGGGCCGACGGACGAAGCAGGAGACGAAGTTCCTGACGCTGGAGTCGTGGAACCGCAACGCCGGCATGGTCGATGAGGCGCGGCTGGCTGGCCGGGAGGCCTATGGCGGCCTCGATCTTGCCTCCACATCGGACCTGTCCGCGTTGTGCTGGCTGTTTCCGGACGACGAACGGGGTGGCTTCGATGCGATCTGGAGGCTGTGGACGCCGGAGGACAACGTCGAGGCGCTGGACCAGCGAACGGCGGGCGCTGCGTCGGTGTGGGTGCGTGAGGGCCTGCTGGTCGCGACACCGGGGAACGTCGCCGACTACGACTACATCCGGCTGCAGATCGACCGTGACATGGACGCCTTCGACGTCCGGTCGATCGGCTTCGACCCGTGGAACGCGACGCCGTTGACGAACAAGCTCCTCGAGGACGAGGCGCCGATGGTGAAGGTTCGGCAGGGCTTCGTCACCATGTCGCCGCCGCTGAAGGAGCTGCAGCGGCTGCTGCTGAAGGGGACTCCGCAGGCGCCGCTGTTCCGGCACGGCGGGAACCCGGCGGTGACGTGGATGGTGGACAACCTGGCCGTGGCGATGGACCCGGCGGGGAACGTGAAGCCCGACAAGGCCCGCTCAGCGGAGAAGATCGACGCCGTTTCGGCGGCGGTGACTGCCCTGTCGGAGGCTCTGGTACGCGAGCCGGTGCAGAAGTCGGCCTACGAGGACGGCGGCCTGGAGGTCGTGTGAGGGGGTGGCCGTCGTGTGGGGCTGGTTTCCGTGGCGCCGGACCGCGGTGCGTAAGCGGGTGGTGGTGAACCTGGCGGACAAGGCGTTCGCCGGGGTGCTGTGGGCGAAGCGGGGCCCGCTGCTGGTGCTGCGGGACGTCACGTTGATGCAGCACGGGGCGGCGGATACGCCGATGGACGGCGAGGTCATCGTCGAGCGGTCGAGGGTTGAGTTCATTCAGGCCGTGACGGGAGGCTGACGTGGCGTTCGTCGTCTCTCAGGGGCAGCTGTCGGCCGTATCGATCTCCCCGCTCATGGCTCCTGCGGCCTACGTGCAGCTTGCCGATGGGGTGTATCGCGAGTACGCGCACCTGTACCAGGTTCAGCCGCAGATCCGCACCGTGGTCAGCTTCCTGGCCAGGAACATTGCCCAGCTCGGGCTGCACGCTTTCCGCCGGGTGTCGGACACGGACCGGGAACGGCTGACGGACCACCCGCTGCCGAGGATTCTGGCTGCCCCGGGTGCACGACTGACCCGTTACCGGCTGATCGAGCGGCTGGTCAGCGACATAGCGATCTACGACGTGGCCTACTGGGTGAAGGTCCGCATGGACTCTGGCGAGCTGCTGGGTGTGATCCCGATCCCGCCGTCGCGGATGACGATCGAGGGCGACAACTGGCTGGAGCCCGAGGCGTTCACCGTGCAGGGTGCGCGCGGGGAGCTGACCTTGCAGCCGGATCAGGTGGTGCACTTCCACGGCTATGACCCGGTGGATCTGCGGACGGGCTCGTCTCCGATCGACTCGTTGCGGTCGCTGCTGGCCGAGGAGTTCGAGGCGAACCGGGCGCGCGAGCAGATGTGGCGCAACGGCGGCCGGCTGTCCGGGGTGCTGATGCGACCCAAGGACGCCCCGCAGTGGGCGCCGGAGGCCCGGGCCCGCTTCAAGGAGGGCTGGCGCTCGTATACGCAGGGCGGTGGGACGCCGATCCTCGAGGACGGCATGGAGTACGAGCAGCTGGCGATCGATCCGGCGAAGGCCCAGTACATCGAGGCGCGCAAGCTCACCCGCGAGGAGGTCGCGGCGGCCTATCACATCCCGCTGCCGATGGTCGGGATCCTCGACAACGCCACCTTCTCCAACATCAAAGAGCAGCACCAGCAGCTCTACCAGGACACCCTCGGCCCGTGGCTGACGATGATCCAGGAGGAGATCGGGCTCCAGCTCATCCCCGACCTGCCGGATTCGGATGACGTGTACGTTGAGTTCAATCTGCAGGAGAAGTTGCGCGGTTCCTTCGAGGAGCAGGCGCAGCAGTTGCAGACCGCTGTCGGTGCCCCGTGGCTGACCCGCAACGAGGCGCGAGCCCGGATGAACCTGCCGCAGATCGACGGCGGCAACGACCTGATCACCCCGATGAACGTTCTGGTCGGCGGTCAGGCCTCGCCGACGGACTCGGCCCCGCAGGCGGCGGCGCTCCCAAAAGCGCGGGGCCGCCCGATGCTGGTGAAGGCGGCCGGAACCAGCAAGCCGGACCTCGGAGACTTCGACGAGGAGCTTGAGGCGTTCACGGGCGCGCTGGAGCGGTGGACGAACCGTCAGTCGGCGCGCCTGCTGTCCCGGGCCGGAGTGAAGGCCGACAGTCCGCCGGACCTGCTGGCCTGGTGGGACGAAGGCTCGGAGGATCGTCTCGCCGAACTGCAGGCGCTGCTTGCTGAGCACGGCTTTCGGATCGCCCAGCTCGGCGCGTGGGGTGTCCTGGACGACTTCAACCCAGAGGCTGCGGGCTGGGATCCGGAGGTCATGCTGCCGTGGCTGCTGGCCGCGGCAGAGTCGCATGCCGCCCAGCACGAGGAGGCCGGCCGGGACGCGGTCGCGGTGGCGCAGGCGGATCCGGGCGATGACTGGCGGGCGGCGCTGGAGCATGCGGCCGGCTTGTGGGCGGTCGCGGCGTCCGTGCGGGCGCGGACGGCGGCTACAGAGGCCCGCAGCTTTGGCTCGCATGACGCGGCCGGGGTGTCCGGTGTGACGAAGAAGATCTGGCGGACTGGCGGAACGAATCCGCGGCCGTCTCACCGCGCTCAGGACGGCGAGGCCGTGAGCCTCGACGACGTGTTCAGCAACGGCCTGCGGTGGCCCGGCGACGGCAAGGGCGAGGCCAAGGAAACCGCGAACTGCAATTGCCGTCTCGACTACGCGCAGGAGTGAGGATGCGAATCAAGAGCTGCCCCGTGCGCATCAAGGCGGCGGGCGAGCATGAGGGCACTGACGAGGGAACGTTCGAGGCGATCGTCGCCGCGTACAACCTCGACAGCGTCGGCGACAAGATCACGCCGGGGGCGTTCGCGGACACCCTCGCCGAGTGGAAGGGCCGCGGCGACCCGATCCCGGTGCTGTGGTCGCACATGAGCCACGACCCCGAGTACCACATCGGTGAGGTGCTGGAGGCCGAGGAGCGTCCGGAGGGTCTGTGGGTGAAGGCCCGCATCGACACCGAGCCGGGCACGAAGGCCGCGCAGGTGTACAAGCTGCTGAAAGGCCGCCGCGTTACGCAGTTCTCGTTCGCCTACGACGTCGAGGAGGGCGCGTGGGTCGACCAGAAGGACGGCGAGGGCTACTACGAGCTGCGCAAGCTCAAGCTCTACGAGGTCGGCCCCACGCTGATCGGCGCCAACCAGGCCACCGAACTGCTGGACGTGAAGTCCGCCGACGGCGCCACCATGCGCATCGCGGTCGAAGGCGCTTCCGCCGCGCAGACCGAAGAGCTTCGCCAGGCCCTGACGGGGGCGATGGCGGCGAAGGCCGGCAGGACGCTGTCGGCGAAGAACGAGGAGCGCGTCCGGGAGATCGGACGCCTCGCCAAGGAGCTGCTGGACTCCCTGTCTTCCAGCACGGACGACGAAGAGAAGGCCACGCCTGTCCCGCCCGAGACGCCCTCGCCGCAGCAGCCTGCGGCCAAGGAAGCTCCGGCCGGCCCGAGCCCCGCCTCGCTCCGTCTGCAATCAGATCTCGCCGCGCTGGCGGCCGAGGTCTCCTCGCTTACGGAATGAGGAGAGCCGTGAACAAGATCGAGGAGCTGAAGGACCAGCTCAAGCACCACCTGATGCAGGCCCAGACGATCGCGGCTAAGGCCGACGACGAGGGCCGCGACTTCACCGACGACGAGCGCGCCCAGGTCAAGCAGCACATGGACCAGGCGCAGGAGGCCAAGGCCGGTCTGGAGAAGGCCAAGGCGACCGCCACCATGCGGCAGGCGCTCGCCGACCTCGGCGAGGGCGTCGAGCTGCAGGAGAAGTCCGGCGAGCGCCGCACCCCTTCCGGCCTGGTCATCCCGGACGCCAAGGCGTCCCTGGGCGAGTCGTTCGTCAAGTCGGGCGAGTACCAGGCGCTGATGGCGTCAGCCCCGAACGGCGTGTTCGGCAAGGACCACCGGGTGCAGTCCCGGCCGGTCGGCTACAAGGCGCTCGTCACCGGCGGTTCGGACACGTCCGGCGGCGCGTTCGTCACCCCCCAGATGATGGGTCTGCAGGTCGGGCAGCTGGCGTTCCAGCGGCCCCTGCGGCTGCGGGACATGGTCACCAACCTGACGACCACGTCGGACACTATCGAGTACGTGCGGATGACGTCGCAGACGAACAACGCCGCACCGGTGGCGGAGTCGACGGCGACCGCGGACCCGGGCACCATGAACGCCGCGAACGGCGTCAAGCCCGAGAGCGCGCTGGCGTGGGCGAAGGTGACCACGCCCGTGCGGACGATCGCCCACTGGATCCCGCTCACCAAGCGGGCCCTCAGCGACGCCGCGCAGGTCCGGTCGATCATCGACGCCTTCCTCCGCTACGGCCTGGAGGAGGAGCTCGAGGACCAGATGGTGTCCGGCGACGGCACCGGCGAGAACCTCGAAGGCCTCGCGAACGTCAGCGGCGTGCAGGCCCAGGCCTGGGACACCAACCTGCTGACCACGACCCGCAAGGCCCGCACCAAGGTGCGCCTCGTCGGCCGCTCCACGCCGAACGCCTATCTGTTCAACCCGTCCGACCTGGAGGCGATCGACCTCCTGCAGGACAACGAGGCCCGCTTCTACTTCGGCGGACCGTCCGGGCTGGGCACGGCCGGCACCCTGTGGGGGCTGCCGGTCATCGAGACGGAGGCCGTCCCGGCGGGCACCGGCTACGTCGGCGACTTTCGCAAGGCCGTCCTGTGGGACCGCGAGCAGGCGTCCATCACCATCTCGGACAGCCACGCGAACTTCTTCATCCGCAACATGGTCGCGATCCTCGCTGAGATGCGGGCCGCGTTCGGTGTCATCCAGCCCAACGCGTTCGTCGAGATCGACCTCACCGCCTGATCGGAGGCCCTGTCATGGCGTACCTGAACGACGGCGCTGGCAAGGCGCGTGAGGGCAAGCAGGCCGCGGCGGTCGCCGACATCCCGACGCCGGGATCGGCGACGGCCACCGACTGCGCCAACAAGATTAACGCCCTGTTGGCGGCCCTGCGTGCTGCTGGGCTGATGAAGTCCTCCTGATGCTGGTCAACTCACGGACCGTCCGGGGCCGCTGCCCGATGTGCGGCGCCGCTCACGCTGCCTGCGGGGCGGCCCCGGACACCACTCCCGTCGACGAACGAATGGAGGTGGCCGCCGTGGGCGGACCGCTGAAGAAGTACGAGGTCACCACGCCTTCCGGCGTGACGACCACGATGAAGCTCAACGAGGAGGACGCCCAGCGGCTCGGCGTTCTCGACGCGCCGCAGCAGGAGACCGAGATGGAGATCCCGGACCAGCCTGCGGAGCCGACCGAGACGAAGACGCCGACCAAGGCCCGCACGACGCAGAACAAGGCTCGTACCAGCTCCGACAAGGGCGATGGCTGATCTCCTGGCCGACCCGGAAGAGCTCGCCGCCTCGCTGGGCGTCCAGCCGACGGACCCGAAGCTGGTGTGGGCGCTGACCGCAGCTTCCCGCCGCTTCCGCGGCGCCGTGCGGCACCCCGTATCGCTCGTCGCCGGCGACGCCTTTGTCCTGGACGGCAACGGCCGCGAGTCGGTGCTGCTGCCCGCGGCTCCGGTCCTGGCCGTCTCTTCGGTCACCCTGGACGGGGTGGCGCTGACCGAGGTCACCGACTTCGACTGGTCGGTGGACGGCTTCCTGCGCCGTCTGGGAGGCGTCTGGCCGGACCGGCTGCGCTGTATCCGTGGTGCTTACGACCACGGCTATGCGGTCATCCCGGAGGACATTCAGGAGGTCGTCGTCGACCAGGCGCGCGCCCTGTACCGGATTGATCCGGGCGTGCAGACCAAGACGGTCGGCGGGCAGTCGGTGACGTTCGGCGTGCAGGCCGCGATCGGGGTGACCGCGCAGTGGACGGCCGCGGTGGAGCGCTACCAGCTGAACCGGGGTGACCGGCCGTGATGTTCAACCAGAGCGCGGTGCGGCTGCGGGCAGGGGAGAAGACCGACCGGGGCGGCAACACCGTCCCGGACTGGTCCAACCCCGCCTCGCTCACCATCACGGGGCTGAACATCCAGCCCAACGGCCAGAGCGAGGACGTTGACGAGCAGCGCGATCTGAGCGTCACCGGCTACCGGGTGCAGTCCGCTGAAGGAACGGCCCCCGACATCGTCGCGACCGATCGCATCGAATGGAACGGGGACCTGTTCGAGGTGGACGGCGAGGTGGCCCGCTGGCCGGACCTGTTCACCGACGCGGTTCACCACATCGAGTTCGTCATCAAGCGCGCCACCGGATAGGAGGCAGCCATGCTGGTCGACTTCCGCCTGGACGCTGCAGGCGTGCGTGAGGTTCTGCGCAGTGACGAGGTCCGGCAGATGGTGGACCAGGCCGCCGAGGACGTGCGGGCCCGTATCCGCGCGAAGCTGCCACCTGGTACGTCGGTGACCCTGCGGACGTACACCACCGACCGCGGGGCCGCGAGCGTGACGATCGCACACGTCCAGGGCATGGGCTGGCAGGCCCGGGATGGCGTGATCACGCGGTCGGTCAGCGAGGCCGGCTTCGAGTTCAAGGCCTGGGGCGGCTGATGGCCAAGCCTCTCGTTGTCTTCAAGGACACGCAGGCCGCGGGTGCGGGGCTGCTGCGGACGGCTCTGACGGGGCGGTCGGAGCCGTTCGCGGCAGGGGTTTCGGTCGGAACCCGTGTGCCGACGGTCCGCTCCCCGGAGGATCCGCTGCTGCCGTTCGTCCTGGTCCGTAAGGACGGCGACAGCCCGCACTCCTCTATGGCCATGTCGCGCGTGCTGCTCCGGGTAACGGTGTGGCACGCGGATGCCGACCAGGCCCACGACCTGGCGATGCTCTGCCAGGGGCTCCTGATTTGCCACGACGGCAGCGTGCTGTCCGCGATCCGCCCGAACGGCGGGCCGCTGCCTGCCAACGATCCCGACTCCGGCGTCGACCTGTCGACATTCACCGTCAACGCGAACGTCCGGGCGGACGTCCTCGCCTGACATTCGCCGAACCGCGCTCACTTCCACCCTGCTACACACGAGGAGGTCCGCCGTGGCCGGCGACCCGACAAACGCTTCACTGTGGACCGACGCCGATGTGTACGTCGGGCCGCTCACCGCAACCGACCCCGCCACCATCGACGACCCGTTCGGTGTCGAGTGGGGGCTGGTAGGTCTCCTCAACGGCGACGAGGGCTTCACCGAGTCCCGCGACGAGGACAGGGACGACAAGTACGCGTGGGGCGGCATCCTGGTCCGCACCTCCCGCGCGCACTTCAAGCTCACCAAGAGCTTCACCGTGCTGGAGGACAACGCAACCACCCGCAGCCTGATCTGGCCGGGCAGCTCCGAGACGGAGCTCATCGTCCCGAAGCCCGAGCGGATCAAGCTGGCGTTCGAGACCCGCGAGGGCGACATCGTCAAGCGGCTGATCACCGCCCAGTACGCGGAGGTCGACGTCGACGGCGACATCACCGAGAACGAGACCGACCTGACCGCCTACTCCCTGGTGGCCACCATCTTCCCGACGTCGAGCAAGGTGCTGTTCAAGCGTCAGTTCACGGACGGGACCTGAGCGGCCGGGGCGCGGCGTTCGCGCGGTTCGACGCGCCCCGGCTCCACCCGTGACCGCGCACGAGGGGAAACCGCGCCATGCCCCTGTCGTTCACCGACGTCGAGATCCACGCGCAGGCCGTCCGGCTCGGCCTCATCGAGGACGGCCAGCAGTTGCCGCGCCACCTGCGCAGCCGCGTCGTCGCTTCCCTCCTCGCCGACCAGCAGCGTCCCGCCAAGCAGGCCGAGGTGCCAGTCGCGCAGAGCATCGTCATCCAGCCGGGCGGCGACATCCACATCGACGGCAAACCGTTCCCCTGGATCATCCAGGCCGAACAGATGGCCGTCACCCTCAGCCCTGACGGCGCAGGCCTGGTCACCCTGACCCTGCCCGCGCTCAACGTGCAGATCCTCAAGCCCGCAACACCCGAGAGTGAGAACCGCACATGACCACCCGAACCGCGCCCAGGCCGGCTGACGACCAGCCGTTCGACTTCAACCTCGACGCCGTCAAGGCCGAGAGCAACCTGACACCGTTCCGCGTCCACTTCGACGGCCGCCGCTGGGACTTCGCCCACATGGAAGCCCTGGACGTGTGGGACCTCGTCGAAGCCGTCGAGCGCGGCGAGGTGGCCGCCATGGTGAGCATCTTCAAGGCCGCCCTGGGCGACCAGTGGGACGACTTCCGTAAGGTCCGCCTGCCCCAGTTCAAGATGAAGGCCCTGTTCGGCGAGTACCGCAAGCACTGCGGGCTGGAGCCGGGGGAATCCGAAGCCTCCGGCAGCTGATCCGGAGGCACGGCAGAGCCCTCGAGGCCGACCTGCGCCGCGAGTACGGGGTACGCCTGCGTGACCTTTACACCGGGAACCTCACCTGGCGGGAGCTGTCCAGCTACGTGCAGGGCCTGTCCCCGGAGTCCGCAACGAGTGCCGCAGTCAACGGCGGCATCCCTGAACCCAGCGGGGAGCAGATCCTGCTGGCCGACCTCTTCGACGCGGTCAGCACCCTCGACTGGCACTTCGCGTTGGCCAACACCGACGACAAGAAGGCCAAGCCGAAGAAACCGAAGCCCTACCCGCGCTGGTGGGTGAAGCAGACCGGCCGGAGCAGCTCACCAGAGCGGCTCGCCAAGCTGGAGGACGCACGTCGCCGGAAGCGAGAGCGGGAGAAGGCCATCGCTGAGGGGCGCATCGCCTGACACGGACATCGGAGGTGACCGGTGCCCACCGTCGGCTACGCAACCTTGCAGATCATCCCATCGGTGCGGGGCATCTCGGACGAGCTGCGCCGCCAGCTGATCGGTCCTGCCGGGGACGCCGGCGACCAGGCCGGTCAGCAGTCCGGCGCCGCGTTCAGCGAGAAGTGGAAGGCCGGCCTGGCAGTGGCTGGCGCTGCCGCCGGCGCCGTCCTGGTTGCGGCCACGGTCTCCGCGGTGGAGAAGGAGCGGATGGCCGACCGGCTGTCCGCCCAGCTCGGCCTGTCCGGGAAGGGCGCGAAGCAGGCCGGGGAAGTCGCCGGAAGCCTCTACTCCCGTGCAGTCGTCGACTCCTTCGAAGACGGTGCCGCAGCCGTGCGGGCCGTCATGGGCTCGGGCCTCATCGACGAGAAGGCCACGACCAGGGCCATCGAGTCGATCACCACGAAGGTCGCAGACCTGGCGTCCACGTTCGACCAGGATCTGGTGGGCACCACCAACGCGGCCACCCAGCTGATCCGCACCGGGCTGGCGAAGGACGCCCCGGCCGCGCTGGACCTGCTCACCAAGGGCCTGCAGTCGTCCGCCGACAAGGCCGGCGACTTCATGGACACCGTCAACGAGTACTCCACTCAGTTCCGCAAGGCCGGGCTGGACGGGGCCACAGCGATCGGCCTGCTGAACCAGGCGATCCGTGCGGGTGCTCGCGATTCGGATATCGCGGCGGACGCCATCAAGGAGTTCTCTATCCGTGCGGTCGACGGTTCTGCCAGCTCAGCCCAGGGCTTCAACGACCTTGGACTGAGTGGCGTGAAGATGGCGAAGGACTTCGCTAAGGGTGGATCCTCCGCGAACGCCGTTCTCGACATCACTCTTGATCGGCTTCGCGGTATCAAGGATCCGGTCAAGCAGTCCCGGATCGCTGTTGCCCTTTTTGGAACCCAGGCGGAAGATCTCGGCGCTGCATTGCTGGCCATGGACCCGTCTTCAGCGGCGGCCGGCCTTGGGAAGGTGGGCGGAGCCGCCAAGGAGGTCGGCGACACGATCCGCGGCAACACCGCCACCGAATTGAAGATCCTGCAACGCCAGCTGATGAGCGGCCTGGGTACCGTCGTGCAGACCGTCATCCTGCCCGCCCTGCAGGGCCTGATCGCAGGCATCCGCTGGACGGGCGACGCTATCGCCGCGACGGGCCGCTGGTTCCGCGAGTGGGGCGTCTGGCTGGCGCCTATCGCGCTGCTCATCGGCGGCATCACCATCGCCCTGAACGCGCAGGCCATCGCCACCGGATTCGTCACGGCGGTGTTCAGCGTGTACAGGGCCGCGATCCTGACCGGAACGGCAGTCACCCAGGGATTCGCCGCGGCGCAGGCGCTGCTGAACGCCGTGATGGCGCTCAACCCGTTCGTCCTCATCGCGATCGCGGTCGTTGCCCTCGGCGCCGCGCTGGTCATCGCCTGGAAGAAGTCCGAGACCTTCAAGAACATCGTCATGGCCGCTTGGCAGGGCATCCAGACGGCCGCCATGTGGGCGTGGAACACGATCCTCAAGCCGATGATCGATGGGCTGATCATCGGCTGGAAGGCCGTTGCGACAGGCGCGCTGTGGCTGTGGAACACCGTGCTGAAGCCCGTGTTCGGGTTCATCTCCACCGCGGCCCGGATCGTCGCCACCATCTACGGCGTGGTCTTCCTCACTGCGTTCAAGGTGTGGTGGACCGGGGTGAAGCTGTACGTCGGCCTTGTCATGACCGCCCTGCGTGCGGTGGGTGCCGCCGCGGTCTGGCTGTGGGAGAAGGTCATCTCGCCCGTCATCGGCTGGATCGTCGGCGCCTTCAGGCTGTGGTGGTCTGGCGTCAAGCTGTACTTCTCCCTTGTCTCGGCTGGCTTCAAGACGGTCGGGGGCTGGGTGATGTGGCTCTACTACAAGGCGGTCAAGCCGGTCTTCGACTTGATCCTCGCGGTGGTCGGCCTAGCGTGGGCGGGCGTGAAGGTCGTGTTCGGCTACTTCACCGCGGGACTGAAAACGGTCGGCGGGTGGGCAAAGTGGCTGTGGGAAAAGGCCATCGCGCCCGCCATGAACGGCATCAAGAACGTCGTCTCCACCGTCTGGAACACAGGCGTCAAGCTCACGTTCAACGCGATGAAGACGGCGACCGGCCAGCTCGGCAAGGCGTTCGAGGCAGCCAAGAACGCGATCAAGATTGCCTGGGACAAGGTAAAAAGCATCGCCAAGGCACCGGTCCAGTTCGTCGTAAACACCGTGTACGGCAAACTTCGGGGCGTCTGGAACACCGTGGCGGGGGCCTTCGGAGCCCCCAAGCTCCCGGAATACAAGTTCGCCACAGGAGGTATTCTCCCCGGCTACACGCCCGGCCGGGATGTGCATCTGGCTGCCCTGTCGGGCGGCGAGGCGGTGATGCGGCCGGAGTGGACCCGCGCGGTCGGCCCCGGCTACGTCAACACGATGAACGCAGCCGCCCGGTCCGGCGGTGTGAGCGCGATCCGCCGCATGGTGCAGGGGGGCATGCCAGCCTTTGCTGATGGCGGCATCTTCGGCTGGGTGAAGAGCGCCGCATCGAAGGGCGTCGACCTGGCGAAGAGCGGGGTGTCGTGGCTGAAGGACGGTATCAAGGCGTCGGCAGTGGCCGGCCTCAACAAGGTCGTGAAGCCGCTGATCAACAAAATCTCCGGTTCCGCGTCGGTGTATCGCAGCATGATCTCTGGCGTCCCGAAACGCATGATCAAAACCATCGTGAACTTCTCCGGTGAGGCCGACAAGAAGCTGTCCGCCGCGGGGATCGGTGGCGGCGGCTACCAGCGGGCGCTGTCCTGGGCGCGCGCACAGAACGGCAAGCCGTACATCTGGGGCGGCGTCGGCCCAGCCGGCTTCGACTGCTCCGGGTTCATGGGTGCCATCGAGGGTGTGATCCGCGGGCAGAGACCGAACGTCCGCCGCTGGGCGACGGGCGCGTTCGGATCGTCAGGCCCGGCCGGCTGGGTCAGGGGCGCCCGCTCCCCATTCATGATCGGCATTACGAATGCGGGAGTCGGCCACACGGCCGGCACGCTCAACGGCGTCAACGTCGAAAGCCGTGGCGGGGACGGCGTCGTCATCGGGAAGAGCGCCCGCGGGTACAACTCGTCGCTGTTCACGTCCCGGTGGGGTTTCGTGCCCGGCAAGTACGACTCGGGCGGGTGGCTGCGCCCCGGTATCACCGCGGCGGTCAACGCCACCGGGCAGCCAGAAGCCGTGCTCACGGCAAGCCAGTGGCGCGTCATGTCCGCCGCCGCCTCGAGCCGCGGGGCAGGCCTGCAAGCTGGCGACCGGCTGCGCCTGGTCGTCGACGGCCGCGAGTTTTCCGCCTACGTCGACGCCCGCGCAGACGGCCGTGTCCAGGCCGGCCAGCAGAGTCTGATCCAGTTCATCGACGCGAGCTGAGGAGGTGCCTCTTGGCGATCCCCGGGAATCTCCTCAGCGCGTCGACGGCGAGCATGGATCCGTCGATCTCCGGGTGGACGGCCAAGGTGAACTGCACGCTGTCGAAGGGCACGGGCGGCAGGAGCGGGGACGGTGTTCTCTCGGTCCGGAGCGTGGCGGCGGGGGAGATGCAGGCCCGCACCGTCTCGTCGTATCCGGTCACCGCGGGCACGCTGTACCAGGCGTTCGCGGACGCGTCGGGTGCGACGGTGCCGGAACGGATCGGGATCCGCTGGCTGTCGTCGACGGGCTCCGAGGTCAGTATCACCTGGTCACTGACGACGGCGTCGGCTTCGGCGTCGTGGCATCGGATCGCGGTGGCGGGGACGGCGCCGGTGGGGGCGACGCAGGCGCAGGTGCTGCTGTCGTCCACGCCGGCCGCGGGTGCTGTCTTCTCCTACTACGAGAACGTCTACCTGGGTCTGCCGTTCCGCACGCCGTCGAACATGTTCGACTTCAATAGCGAGTCGGGTGACGTCGACGCATCCGGGTGGACGGTCGACACGAACTGCACGATCTCCCGCAGTGTTCCGCCCCTGGACTGGGGTGTGACCTGGTACTACGCGGGTGGCCCGGTAGTGGCGATGACCGCCACGGCCGGCGGTAACGCGGTCATGCGCACCACGGCCAGGCCTGCGGTCACGCCGGGGACGGAGTACCTCGGCTGGATCTACCTCAGCCCGCCGACGTCGGCCAGCACCGTCTGGGTGGAGCTGCGGTTCTACGACAGCGGCGGCACCCAGATCCAGGCGACGCGATCCACACTCGCGCCGCCGGGCACCGGCTACTACCGGCAGATCGTGTCGGACATCGCACCCGCCAACGCGGCGGCGGCCGGCCTGGCGGTCGGGATCGACAGCGCGACGGCCGGTCAGGTGCTGCGGGTGGAGACCGCGGTGCTCCGGGTGAGTCCGCCCACCATGGCCGGCACGGTCATCCCCTACGCCAACGCCTCATTCGAGCAGAGCGCGGGCGGCTGGACCGTCACTTCAGGGGTGGCGACGGCGGCCCGCTCGACGCCGTGGGGGGTAGCCGCCTATGGCGGCACTTACGCCCTGGCTGTGTCGTCGGCGACAGCGACGTCGTCGACGTGGCGGTCGCCGATCTTCGCACTGTCGAATCCGGTGGGTCTGAACTGGCGGGCGCAGATCGTGTGCCGCCTGAACACGGGCTCGTGGACCACGATCACGGTGAAGATCCGCTGGTATGACGCCTCCAACGTCGACCTCGGCGTATCCACTGGCACCGCCTACTCCCTGCCCGCCGGCAGTTGGTATGCGATGACCACGGACGCGGTCGCCCCCGCCGGCACGGCCAAGGCCGCGGTCGAGGTCGTCGGCGTGGCCGGGACGGCACCGACGTCGCTGTGGATGGACGCTGCCGCGCTGTGGCAGGTGCTGCCGCTGACGGCAGTCGCGGAGGACGACACGGACGCCTACACCACGCTGACGCTGCGGGAGCTTCCCGTCGACGGGCTGGTCAGCGTGTACCGGGTGACGGCGGACGGTACCCGCACGCTGGTGCGCGGCCCGTCCGGGCTGATCGACCGGGACGTCATCACTTCCGACCTGCTGGTGATCGAGGACCATGAGGCGCCGCTTGAGGTGCCCGTCTACTACTACGTGGAGCTGTACACGTCGGCTGGTGTGCTGAACGGGACCCGGTCCTCCGCGGTGGTGACCCTCGACCACGACGACGCCAACCTCGCCTGGCTGAAGGATCCCGGCTACCCGACCCGCAACGTGCAGGTGATGGTGGCGCGGGCGCCGGACTGGCAGCGGCCCATCGAGCAGTCCGCCTACGTGGTCCGCGGGCGCCGCAACAAGGTCGTCCTAAGCGGCACGCGGCAGGGCCTTGAGGGGGAGCTGACCGTGTTCACCCGTTCCGATCAGGAGCGGGAGGCCCTCCACCTCCTGCTCGGCTCCGGCAACACGCTGCTGTGGCAGGCGGCGCCGGGGATGGGCGTGGACGACATGTACGTCACCGTCGGCCAGATCACCGAGGCCCGGGTGGGCGCGCTCGCCCACGAGGAGTGGCGGCTGTGGACGCTGCCGCTCACCGAGGCGGACATGCCCGTCGAGGTCGGCGTGAACGGCGCCGCGGGCCGCACCTGGCAGGACATCCTCGCCGAGAACGCGACCTGGGCGGACGTGCTGGCCAAGTACGCCACCTGGGAGGACGTGTTCCTCAACCGGCCAAAGTAGGGGAGGCGTCGTGTATCCCGTCTCCGACCGGTTCCTGCAGCGGATCACCGAATCACACCATGTCGCCACCAGCGTCCAGCTGTTCCTGACGGACGGCAGCGTCGTCGATCTGCCGCACACGGGCGGGTCGGTGACGGTGGACCGCGGGCAGGCCATCCGCCGCACCTGCTCCGTGACCGTCGCAGACCCGAACCTGATTCCGCGCACGCCAACGGACCAGCTCGCCGTGTACGGAGCTCAGCTGCGTATCAGCCGCGGCGTCGACTACGGCGACGGCACCAGCGAGTTGGTGCCTCTGGGCCTGTTCCGGCTGGACAGTGTGGAGGGCGACGTCAGCGAGGGCCCGGTCACGCTGCAGGGGAAAGACCTGGCGGCAGTCATCCAGGATGACAAGTTCACCGCCGCGTTCAGCGTCACGGGCACGGTGGTCAGCGCGATTACCTCGATGGTGCAGCGATCCCTGCCGTCCGCCGGGATCGTCTCGACCATCAGCGACGCGGCGATCGGGCGGCGAACTTTCGCGGTGGAGGCGGACCCGTGGGCGGGCTGTCAGGAGATCGCCGCCGTCGCCGGCGCCGAGGTGTACTTCTCCGCTGACGGCACTCCGACGATCGCTGTCCTGCCCGACCTGCTGACGACACCCCCGGTGTGGGAGATCGCGGCGGGGGAGGGCGGCGCCTACATCCGCGCCACCCGCGGCATGACCTCCGACCGCGTCTACAACGGCGTGTTGGCGAGGGGGGAGAACGCCAGCGACAACGTGGCCCCGGTCTCCGCGCTGGTGGTGGACACGGACACGTCGAGCCCCACCTACTGGGGCGGCCCCTACGGGCGCCGGCCCCTGTTCTACAGCAGTCCGACGCTGACCACGGTCGCGGCCTGCACGAACGCGGCCACGCTGAAGCTCGCGCAGGCGAAGGCCCCGAACGCCACCGGCGACATCAGTTCTCTGCCCAACCCGGCGTTGGAGCCGGGGGACGTCATACGGATCGTCCACCCGGACGGCAGCCGCGAACTCCAGCAGGTGGCCTCATTTTCTGTGCCACTGAGCGAGGGCGGCGACTTCCCGATCACGACGATCAGCGCCAAGGAGGACGCATGACGAAGTCCTCCCTTGGCACGCACCGCGATCTCGCCTGGGCGCTCAAGCAGCAGGCGAAGCGCACGGGGGAGCGGACACGGTCGGTGCGCGGCTCCGACTGGCAGATGGCCACCGTCACCGTGGTCAACGCGGACGGCACCGTTGATACCGCGGACATCCCCGCCATCCGCTGCATGGAGACCTACCTGCAGCCCACCGCCGGCGACCTCATCTACATCACCCAGGAGAGCAGCGGGAACTGGCTCGCCTGGGGCCGCGGCAGTACCGGAGGCTTCACGCTCGGCAGCACGGTCGTCGCCCGTAAAACGGCCAACACCTCCCGCGCATCGACGACGGCGATCGCCGCCGACCCGCACCTCAGCATCAACGTCGTCGCGGGCACGTACCAAGTGCAGGCGCTGATCCTGTATGACGCCGACACCACCGGCGACCTGAAGCTGGGGTGGTTCGCCCCGGCGAGCACGACGGGCGCCTGGTGGCCCGGCGGATCCGACGCCTCGAACACCACGTTCGCAGCCACCGCACGCTGGGGCGCTCTGACCGACTTCAGCGTGTCGACGCTGCCAGTCGCCGGCGTCGGCACCGGCAACGTCGTGGCCTGCATCCCGACCGGCACCGCGGTCGTCACCGGTACCGGGCAGATCACGCTTGCCTGGGCCCAGAACAGCAGCTCCGCCACAGCCACCGTCGTGCGCCAGCACTCGTGGCTCCAGCTCAGGAGGATCGCCTGATGGCCGGTACCGACTCCTACGGCCAGGGCGTCGTCGTCGCCGCCCTGTCTGACGCGCCTAACGCGGAGGTGCTCGCACGGAACCTGGCCGACGCGATCGTCCAGCTCACCGTCATGCGGTTCAACTCCGCGTCCGCCCGGGCGGCCACCATCACCTCTCCGCTTGAGGGTATGACGACGTGGCTGAAGGACACCAACCTGCTGTACACCTACGACGGCACGCAGTGGGTGGCGCAGCCGTCGCTCATCATGGACTGGACGCCCCTGTCATCACTGGGCTCCTACGCGGGCGGCTTCTCCGCGTCGACGCCGCCCCCGCGCATGCGGAAGATCAGCCTGCTGGGCACGGAGGTGTGGGAGTACGAGGGCGCCATCAACATCAGCTCCCTCGCACCCAACGCGACCACGACGATGTTCACCTTCAACAGCGCGCACAGGCCCGTGACCGGCCGCACCTTCCCGGCGGGCAGCAGCGCCCACTACACGGCCCGCATCACTGTCGCCTCGTCGGGCACGCTCACCGTCTCCGTCCCCATCGAAGCCGGCTCCGGCGTCGGCAAGGTCTGGCTGGACGGCATTCGCATCACCAACCCGGCCGCCTGACCACCCGCACAACCCGCCCGCGCCCCGGACCGGGGCCTCTTTTATGCCCCGAGGAGGGCACATGGCCTGGTGCCCGTTCGCCACGAGATACGAGCTCCAACCGGAATCGGACTCGCAGCCCGCGATCCGGCCGACGCAGTTCATCGTCCACAGCATCATCGCCCCGTGGACCGCCAAGCGGACCTACGAGTACTGGCGCGACAGCACCAGCCTGGAATCGCACTTCGGCCTCGGCTACGCCGGAGACCTCGGCCAGTTCATCGGCACCGAGACGCGAGCGGACGCCAACGCGGGAGCCAACCGGCGACCGGACGGCACCGGCGCCGTGTCCTGCGAGACGGCCTCCAACACCAAGGGCACCGACCCGTGGACGCCCGAGCAGGTCGAGATGCTCATCCGGCTCGGGGTGTGGCTGCATCAGCGGCACGGCATCCCGCTGCGGATCTGCCGCACCCACGACGACCCGGGCTTCGGCTACCACCGGCTGTTCCCGCAGTGGTCGACGTCCGGCACCAGCTGCCCCGGCGACGCCCGGGTCCGCCAGTTCCGAGAGGTCGTGTTTCCGGGCATCGTCGCCCGCGCGACCGGCGCTGCTCCGCCGCAGACCACCCCAAGCCCGACCGCTCCCGCGCCCATCGAGGAGTCCGACGTGCCCGCTGTCCTCAACGATTCGAACCCGATCGACGTCCAACTGGACTCCGGCAAGTGGGTGCCCCTCGCTTTCAAGGACGAGGGCGCCATCCTCGCCGGGCCGGTCTCGTCCCTGAACCTGACCGTGCACCTGTACTTCAACACGGCGACCAGCCCCGACACGAAGGTGCAGGGCGTGTTCTACCTGACCAACGCCGACGGCAGCAGCCCGTCGAACTCCCTGGTCATCGACAAGCGGGGCGGCGGCGGCCACCAGTTCACCCACAGCCAGCCGATCCCGGCGGGCAAGAAGCTGTGGTTCCAGGTCCGGGCCATCAGCCCCGACAGCAAGCCCGTCACGCTCCTCCACCGCGTCGCGTCCGGCCCCTACTGGACCGCCTGACCGCCGCCCGACCACAGAAGGAAGAACCCTCATGAGAATCTTCGGCCGCGAACCGGCTCTCATCATCGCCGTTATCTCCGCGGGCCTGTCCCTGCTGGTGACCTTCCAGTTCGGGCTGTCCGCCGAGCAGGCCGGTACCATCGTCGCCGTCATCAGCGCCGTGTTCGCCGCCGCGACCGCCGTCGTCACCCGGCCCATCGCGCCCAGCGCGTTCACCGGCCTCGTCGCCGCCGTCGCCGCGCTCCTCGCCGCCTACGGCCTCGAACTGTCCGCCGAGAAGATCGGCGCCCTCAACGCGGTCGTCCTCGCAGGCCTTGGACTCCTGACCCGCGGCCAGGTCTCCCCGGCCAGCCCCTCCACGCCAGCCGCCGCAGAACCGCCCCGGGCGGTGTGATGCCCAGCCGTGCGGCCCGGCGGCTGTACAAGGCCGTCGGCCGCCGCGGCTGCTTCCTCCTCATCCTCGGCACTGGCAAAACCTGCTGGGGCATCTCGTTCCTCGTCGACCCACCCGGCGACCAGGGCCTGGAACTCCTCACCAGCATGTGCTCCCTACAGCACTGGGCCTGGCTGTGGATCATCTGCGGCCTCGCCACCCTGGCCAGCGCCTTCCTCAGGGTCGGCCGCGACGGGCTCGGCTTCCTCGCCGCGCTCATTCCCCCCACCGTGTGGGCTACCGCCTACACCGTCGCCGTCATCACCGGCGACTACTCCCGCGGCGGGTTCGTCGCAGTCTGGTACCTGACGAGTCACGTCGGGGTGATCATGTGGGCGGCCACGGTGCCCGAGTACTCGGTCCCCCCAGCGCCGAGGCTGACCCGGAGAGGCACGGCCACATGAACGTGGGCGAATGGGCGGCAATCATCGGCGCTGCCGGCAGCGTCCTCGGAGGGGGCGGGCTGTTCGTCGCCCGCGCCACGATCCGGGCAGCCCAGGCCACGGCCCGCGCCAACGAAGCGGCGGCGGCCATCCAGGCGGCGCCGCAGGCGAAAGCCCAGGAGTTCGCCGTGCTGGAGGCGACGGTGAAGCGGGTGGACGAGGAGAACGGGCTGCTGCGCGGACGCATGTCCAGGCTGGAGTCGATCGTGCGGGCATTCGCGTGGACGACGGACCGGTGGGCGCGGCAGATGCATCGGGCCGGGATCGAGCCGGAGCCGCCGCACCCGCTGGTGGACGAGTACAACCGGACGGGAGTGTGACATGCCGGATCCGCGCCCGGTGGAGCCGCGCCGCCAGGAGGGCGCCGCCGACATCGACAGCCTCGTCGCCCTCGGCCGCGCCACCCCGCCGCCCATCCCCAGGCCGCGCCCCGACCCAGGCCCGCCGACGGCGGATCCGGTCGACGAGCGGGAAGCCGCCGCCTTGACTGCTGCGCTCGCTGGCGCCGGTATCGAGGCAGGTCCTGCCGACACGGCCGCTGTGCGCGCGCTCGCCTCCCTCGACCCGGCTACCGTCGCCACCGTCGAGAAGTGGCTGAAGGCGAAGAAGATCGATAGCACGGGGAAGTGAGCCCATGGACGACGAATCCGAAGACGAGCCGCCGCTGTGGCTGTCGCCCTGGCCGTTCCGCGAACCGACCTGGCCGCCGCCCGAAGACGACGACTAGCAGCGCCCCCTCCTTCGGGAGGGGGCGCACAGCTGTGTCCAGGGTCAGCCGGTGATGTCACCCTCGAACTCGGGGAAGTCCAGGCTGAAGTCCTCGCTCATACGCTGCACCGTCACCACGATCTTCTTCCCGTAGCCGGTCTCCAGCGTGTTGTCGTGGTTCTTTACGACTGTCACCCCAGGAGCGAGCCGGCCCTCGAGCGGCTCCGACCCCTTCGAGAAGATCGTGCCTGCTGCCTCGCCACCCTTCGTGGCTCCCTCGACGATGAGCGTCAGGTCATCCAAGGCGACCGCAGCCTTGCCGCCGTTCTCCACCTTGAGATTGATCCGGAAGTCCGTCATGCCAGGCTCCGGCGACTCGAGCATCTCGCTGTCGTGGTCCGTGAAGACCGTCGCGTCGACCACGGTGACCTTCAGCCCGTCCGGCCACGTGTACGACTCGCCGAACTTCAGGCCGGTCGTCTTCGCCGTCTCGCTCTCGGCGGGCGTCGTGGCGCAGTGCTTCATGTACTCGGCCTGGCTGAGTGTCTGGCTGGCACAGTCGACACTCTCGGTGGCCGAGGGTGCCGACTTCGCGGAGCTGGCTTTGTCATCGCTGCTGCTGCCGCCGCACGCGGTGAGCATGCCGAGGAGAAGGACGGCCGTGGCCGCAGTAGTACGAACGCGCATCAGTGCCCCCAAGGTTGAACGTCGGACCACCGTAGACCAGGTGTGGACGATCAGTGAGGGGTCGTCACCGGGCTGTGACATGACAGCGCCCCCAACGCCGAGCGGTGGGTGCGCATCGCTGCGTCTGGGGCCACCCTCCAGCCCCCAACTACCCCCGATAACATGCCGTATCAGGCGTCGCCCGGCCGTGGCCCGAAGAGGAGCCGCAGCAGTCTCCGACGGCGATCCTGAGCTTCCTCGTCGCTCATCGGTGTCGCGTCGGGATCCCAGTACTTCTCCCACTTCCCGTCGCTGTCGCCGCCGATGGTGGTGCGCCACATCCAGGCGCCCTTGCCTGTCTCTCCGGTCATGCTGAGCAGCGTGCCCGAGTCGCGGCAGCGGTGCGTCACCTCTCCTGCCTTGTCAGTCGGAAGGGTGGCAACGGCTGTCCAGCTGCTGTTCATCAATCGGTCGTTACCTGCGATGGGTGAACGGGCCCGCCTCTGTGGGTGGTCGAGTCCCGGAATCTGTTCAGCAAACGTTTCATCTACTGGTACCGTTCAGAAACTCACCCCAACCCGTTTCTTGAATGAGAGGCCGTATGTCGCTAGTTGGGCTCGTCCGCGTATCCACCGACAAGCAGAACGTCGACCGCCAGCACGACGCGCTCGACCCGATCTGCGTCAAGGTCTTCGAGGAGAAGATCTCCGGGAAGCTTGCCGTCGACGAGCGCCCCGGCCTCAGCGCCGCCCTCGACTACCTCCGCGAAGGCGACATGCTCTGCGTGCAGGAAGTCGACCGCCTTGGTCGCGACACCCTCACCGGACTCATGACCCTCGCCGAGCTCTTCCAGCGCGGCATCTCCGTCAAGGTGCTTGAAGGCGTCGGAGCCGGCGAGCACAAGGAGATGAACCTCCTCCTCGAACTTGCCCTGGTGCTCGCCTCTGAGCGACGCCGAGACATCGTCAGGAAGACCAAGGACGGACTCGAGGCTGCACGCGCCCGCGGGCGCGTAGGTGGGCGACGCCCGGTTATGACCGAGGCCCTGACGATCCAAGCTGTTGCGCTGAGGGAGAAGGGCTTCACCCTCCGACAGATCCAGCCGCACCTACGGATTGCGGAGGGGAAGAACCGCGGCAAGAACCCCAGCATTGGGGCCATCTCTCAGGCCCTGCAGGCCCACGATGCGGAGCAGGCCGGGCAGTTTGCCGCCGTGACAGCGAAGGGCGCTGGGCTATGACCTCGAGCCGTCCTCGCGCCAGGCTCACCGGCGGCGGGCCCACCTGGGAGCTGCGCCAGAAGGCGCAGGGTCCACCGCGCCCCCAGTCAGCAGTACCGGAAGCCGACGCCCTGATGGCGCTAGACGAAGCGGTCATCGGAATGCGCATCGCCATCCGTGATGGTGACCTGCGGCGAGCCCGGGAGATGCGTCACCAGGCTTGGGGCTACGTGGAGCTCCTTCCGCTGGGGGCAACGTGGCGACAGCGAAGAACGCTAGGTCGCCTCAAGGAACTGCTGCGCCTCGCCGAACGGCGGCGTTAGCTCCGCCAGAAACCCGTGGCTGATCTCTTTTCCTGTGGCTGGTTGTGGTGCATGGTGTTCGCACGGGTTCCGCTTCACCCCCGGGTGGTTCCCCTTCGGGCCCTGCCGTTCGCTGCGAGCGGTAGGGCCCGCCGCGCCTCCCGGCTCCCCACGGGAGGCATGCGGCTGCCCGCTACCCGTCCAGGAAGCCGAGCTCCGAGTCCGGCCGGCAGTGCGAGCAGGCCGGGATCCCCTCGGCGAGCCAGCGCAGCGCGTCGCTGCGGCTGATGCCGCGGGACCTCTTGCCCGCCATGTGGCAGTGTCCTTCGTGGACCATGTTCGGCGGCGCGTCCCGGTTCAGCCCGAGCTCAAGCAGCCAGTCGGGCGTCGGCGGGCGGGCCTGTTCGCCGCGCTGCTTCTCGGCGGCCTTCCGCTCCTCCTCCGCGATCCACCGGTCGACCGAGTCGAGCTGGTGCAGGAGGTAGCCGCGGACGATGCGGAGCTTCTCCAGGTAGGTGGGCGGACGCGAGTCGGTCATACGTTCGATTCTAGGGCTGGTGGTCAGACCTGCCACCCTGGGGTCATGAGTCCCAGCCGCTTTCACCTCCTCCTCACCTCTGCCGGTCGTCCGGTACAGCACGGATGGTGGGAGTCGGAGGCGACCGCCCGCCGCAAGTTCAGCAGCTGGATCGGCGAGTACGGCAACCTTCCCGACGCCCGCGTCACCCTCACCGACGAGGCGACGGGCACCCTGTTGACGACCTGGCCGGACGAGTCGTGAACCTCTGCCATGCTGCGGGAATGACCGTCCGCCCGTACCCGTCACGCCACCGCGCCCTGCGCCAGATCCTGCGCCGCCACCGCTACGAACTGCCGCCCACCCTGCTGCCCGCGGTACGCGCACCACAGGGGCCGCCCGGCGAGTACGTGCTGTCCACGCGGCGCCTCGGCGTTGTCAGTGGCGGCTCGTAGAGTGGTGTGACTATCCCAGCGAGTAAGTCGGGATTGCTGCTGAGCCCGGCCCCGGCGTGATGCACCGGGGCCGGACTGCTACCTGGAGGGGCCGTGGAAGATCTCGTAAAGTGGCTGGGTGATCAGTTCGACGAGGACGAGTTGGAGGCACGGCGCGGCTACTTGAAGGCCGAACCTCTCCCCGACTACGACGGCTGGGACAGGAGCACGACGGCAGCGTTGCCCCCTGCGGTGGCGGCCCGGGTGCTGCGGGAGATTGATGCCAAGCGGAAGTTGCTCACGCGATGGTGCGAGTTGCAGGACCGCATCGACGCAGAGCCGAACGACGCCAAGCGCGGCAACCTCGCTCTGACCCGCCATGGCCTCGACATGTTCGTCTATCAGGTCGGGAGCGTGTACGCCGACCGGCCCGGATACCGCGCGGAGTGGCGGCCCTAAGCGGCCGTCGTGACGTCCCCCTGCTCGACCCTCCGCAGCTCGGTGAGGAGCCGCCGGTACTCCTCCCGCTGCTCGTCCGTCAGCCGTGCGTCCCGGTGCGCGAACAGAGCGCGGATCGCCGCGTTCAGCTCAGCAGCAGACTGCGGCACGCCGTCCGGCGGGGGAGAGGTGGACATGCCGGCCAGTCTAGGAGCCCGGTCTGACAGCGGGCCCCGAGTTCGGCGGCTGAGGCAGCTCCGTGACGAACGTTCCGATCCCCGGCTGCATGTACGCCAGACCCGCCTGCCGCAACTCCTTCAGCACACGCTTCGCAGTCACCGGGCTGATCCCGAACTCCTCGCAGATCGCCATCCCCGACGGGAGCCTGCCCCCGGGCTCGTAGGTGCCGTCGAGGATGCGGTCTGACATCACGGCGTACACCTGCCGCCACCTCGGAATCTCCGGCTCCCACTTCATGATCTGGACGCTAGGTGGGCCTACCCAGGCACGCGAGACCAGACGACCTATACGGCCTATACCGCCTATCCCGCAGGGGTAGCCTGCAATTGCACGCAATGAGCCCCCGGGGAGCGTGGCCCGCAACCCCGGAGGCAGCCGACGAACGGAGCGTCGACATGCCACACCATACGGAGCAGACCGCGCCGCCACAGCCCCGCCTCGACGAGCTCATCGACCAGGCCACTGCCGCGGCAGGCATCCTGCCCACCATCGACGACTGCCGACGCCTCGAGGCCCAGCTGCGCGCCGCGATCACACCGCTCGCCGATGCCGTCCGCCGACGGCAGGACCGGCTGCCCGAGGACTCGCCTGCCTGGCAGGCCTGCGAGGCGGCCCTCCTCGGCGCGCAGGCGGCGCTGAGCGGGAATCTGGGGCTGGGGCTGCGGTCGGCCGCGCTGCATGTGGCCACGCTCGGCGAGCAGGCGCGGACGCTCGCGGCGTGCCTGCCGACCACTCCCGGGCAAGGGATCTTGCCTGTCAGGTAAGTGCAGGCCAGAGCCTCAACGCGGGGTTACGGATTCACACGGTGTGTACAAAAACAGCGCGGATATATGCACGTCCCACACTTCCGTGAACGCTCAACATGATGTTGACTTTGATTCGGTAGCCCGGTCAGGAAGCGGCCATGCTGCCGTCCTCAGCCGTGAAGGAGGTCGGTGACGTGCGTCCGGAGAGCGTGAGCCACATGCAGCAGGTGGCTCAGCTTCATCTCATGGCCGGCTTCCATGCGCTGGATCGTGGACCGGTCGAGTCCCGCCGTGTGGGCGAGGGACTCCTGGGTCATGTTCAGGTGCAGCCTGCGGACTCGGATGCGGTCGCCGACCGCCCGGCGGGCGTCGAGGATCCACTGGGGCTGTTCGGCTGGCACCCGACCAACCGTTTACGCACCAAGATCATAAGTCAGCAGCAGATTTGAGGCACTTTCCGATCATGGAATGGTGCTGCCTCCGCCGGTCACCCCTGTGACGCCCTGGCATATGCCGCAGGGCTCCGTGTAGTGTCCAGCTTTCGAACACGCGTTCACCCCTTCGGGTGAACTGCGGCATCGACCTGCATCCATGCGGCAACGCGCAAGGTCGAAGCAATAGACGTGCCGGCCCGTCACCAATGGGTAGCCCCCCCTCGGTGACGGGGGCCGGCACTCGGGGCGGCCCCCCAATCACTTCCCCCGTGGGAGGGCGGGGGGCCGCCTGACCTCCTGACGTGCAACAACGAGCGGATCCCTTAGGGGATTTTTAGGAGATGAGGCGCTGTCGCACTAGCGCGCACTGGCGTTGCTCCAGCGTGGCTCTAGCGGCACACGCCGTCAGGCGAGAAGCTGGCGCAACCCTCTGAACTGCGCTTTCCTGTTCGTTGTCGCAGTTGAACGAGTCGCCCCAACGAGGGCCCATGCATGAACGTCCGCTCTTACAAGCAGGATGTCGGCGGTTCGAAACCGTCCGCGCCCACCAGGAGACACGAGAGGGCCCCCGGAGAGTTCCGGGGGCCCTCTCGCGCGCTCGGGGCCGGGAGGCTAGGAATCCTCGCCGGCCGGTGTCTCGTGCGCGTGCTTGAGCCGCATACGGGCCTCCACCCGGTCCGCGGCCGCCACCTCCGCCCAGAAGCGGTGGCAGCTGACGAACACCGCGAGCTCGTGCTCCCGTTGCCGCAGCTTCTCCACCTCGGCCTGCTCGTCGGCCGTCCAGCCGGGGGAGGCGGGGCGCTCCACCTTGCGCCAGCCGCCGTCGTCACTGACGCCGTCCAGGGGCTCGACCGACCAGGGCAGCCGCTTCAGCAGGGCCGACAGCTCGGCCCGGACCTGATGCAGCTCCTCCTGACCGGCGCGCAGGTCGCTGGGAAAGTCATAGGTCTTAGCCAC